CCAAAAAGAGCGGCAGAAACGCCGCTCTTTCGGTACGTGTGAACCATTTTAACTGGTGAATTGGACAGCGGCGGGAAGAGGAGGTACATTATGAAAGAAATCACTATGGAAAAATTGATGGAAGAATTTGAAATATATCTGGGTAACAAGGCTGAGAAGACAAAAAAGCTGTATATAGAGAACATGCGCCAGTTTGACTTCTCCGATTTGCCCACCAAGCGCCATATCGCAAGAAAGACAAATGAGTGGTTGGACAAGGGTTTGAGCTACAATACAGTGCTCGCTCGATATTCCGCTCTTAAAAAGTTCCTTCATACATTTTCTCGCTATTTCGATGAGGAAGACGTTCGGGATATGCTCTCGTATATGGGAGAACTCAAGGGATATACTCCCGAAACGGTGTACGCAAAGCCCGAACAGGTGGAGCGTATAATCAACGCTGCGGAACATAGAGAAGCCCTAGTTATCGCTCTCATGTTTTACATGGGCATGAGAATCTCTGATGTCGTTGCGTTACGCATGGAGCAGTTCAAGCGCGACAAGGCAGGAAATGTATTTCTCAAGTATCGCGATAAAAAGACGAAGAAGCTGCATGAAGTACAGCTCTTTGAAAATGTTGGCTTATTATATCATCTGTATGTGTTTGGTCAGCGTGAGAAGATTATTGCCAACTGGAAACCATCACAGAATATACCGCCAGAAGATGAGAAATATTTGTTCGTAGGGCAAAAGGGAAGGCTTACCGTAAGATGGATGCAGAAGCAGGTCAAGGAACTATGCGTCTACTGCGGCTTTCCCGAGTTACACTGCCATTCGTTCCGTCACGGCTGCGGAACAGCGTATGCAAAGGCAGGCGCATCGGCGAACGTAATCCAGAAGGTGTTAGGGCACGCAAACATGAACACGTCTATGAGATATATCCATCTTGCAGAAGAGGATGTGTTTAAGGTAGGCAAAGAAGTTTTCGGGGTATAACTATGCCCTATAAGGAGGAAGTTATGTATACCAAAGAAAAGGCAAAAATCAACCATTACGAAGATATTGTTTCCGATATGATAAGGACACTGCGGGAGCAACAAGCAGAAATCGAGCGCCTAAGCAGGGAAAACGAAGAGCTGAAAAGGCGCTGTGGTGTCAGCGAAAACGAAGTGCCAAACTGAGCATTTTCCGACGGTGCAGCGAGCGCGGATGACTGCAACCTCGTGATCGCGTTCTAGACATTTCTTCGATTCGTCACAGGTCTAAGGAAATCGAGGTGCAGGAGGTATAGGATCATGATTACAACATTCCTTTTGATAGCGATATTGTTATACTGGAGCAAATAAGTGGAGGAGGCACGTTATGAAAGTAAAACAGTTATATGTGTGCGAGTTATGTCACAAAGAGTACAACAAAAAAGAGGAAGCGGAAACGTGTGAGAAGATGCACAGGATTCCCAAAGAAATCGCGTCTGTTCGGCATATCTCATATAAGGACAACGCCAAACGCTTTCCTATTCTCGTCACGATAACAATGACGGATGGAACAAAAGCTGTCTATCGGTACGACAAGGAGGCATAACCATGAAATATGTAATTTGGTACGAAGGAAGAAAGGAGTACGCAGGGGATCGTATAGACGGAGACTTCGCTCGTACAATAGCGATTGAAGGAACGAAAGCTATGCAAGCTCTTGTTGATCGCATGGCGTCGGATTCCGAAGTCCGATGGATGAAGGTGTTTGCCAATACATACGACTACAAAGGCACACCTTTCGGCTCACTTCCTTGCGGCTCTGATGGCGTAATCCCTCTTTACGAGAAGCAAGTCGTCGACGGGATTATCTATGATGCATGGTCACTAACAGGACAGAAAATTCCGAAAACGTGCAGTAAAAAAGAAGCCTTGAAGTGGATTGAGGAATACGAACGCGCTGCGGAAATTAGTACAGTGCGCTATTATGAGAAAAACAAGGAGGAGCAGGATGCATTTTCATACATGTTCCTCGATGATGACACGGAATGGAGCATTGAAGAGCTTCTGGTAGCACATAAGATTGAAGGTGCTATCATGCACGTCCTCGAAGAAGCCGAAACCAAGGGCAAGCCGGACGTAGCAAAGATGTTTTTTGACCACTATCTAAACAGCATAGACGGCGAAGAAGAAGACATTGAGAACGCCCGTTATGTTATCCGTAAATATTTCTCATCCTTGTATAACGACTTCAAGAAAGAGGATAGAATCGGCCAGCTCCTTTGCGAGAACGAGCTTCGTCGGACTATTGAGACGTTCTTTCCGAATGGAGAAGGTGTCGCATGGCGCGTTCATCAATACTGCGTAAGGAAACCACTGTGGGCTACAAACTAATTAAGGAGGCGTGTTATGACCAGGGGACAAAACCTACTATGTTAGCTACAAATGGAAACACCATCGCGACTGCGCCGTATTTAAGGCAATCCCGCTTTACGAAAAGGTGGACGCAGATGCAAAGCCAAATTTTGAGCACATCGGAGTGTATATAGCATATCCGGCAAGAAAGGAATATATCGAAAGCGTTTTAAGCGGAGATATTCGCTATAAAAACAACTATGACTCAGATTCTCCTCGTGTATGGTTAGAATAGGCAAAGAGGTTATGAGGGAGTTATTATGGATAAAAAGCTAAAACTATGCCCGTTTTGTGGCGAAGAAGCCGAATTTGTTCCAGAGCACGTAAAAAGAAAAGACCCAGCGCCAGTGCTTATGGTTCGCTGCCGTGGATGTGGAGCTACTCCGTGGATGATTCTCCTTGAAAATCCGCGATATTTTGAAACGTATAAAAACTTACTCACGAACAAGTGGAATCATCGAACAAACGCACAAGGAGATTTTGACTACGATCCTACGGCAGAATAAACCTGTGATATATCTAAATAAGTTGATACATACAACTATATAAACAAAAAAATAGCCCGCGCCTCGAATATGAGGTTAGCGGGCTATTTCTATTTCTATTCCTTTTGGTTACGATATGGCAATCTTAAGCAGAATGTAAATCGGAAGGCAACTCAGAGCACAAGACCTTCTCTATTCCATAATCACCGCGCCCATCTCTGCCATCAACATCTTTCTTGCGCTTACATTTAGCACATAAGGTGCAGCATATCGGAGAGACATGACTAGGCTTATAGGTAATGCTTCCGTGAAATACTCCATTGCTGTCGCAGAACGCATTATGTAGGTATTCGGGCATCACGCACTTAGACGTAGGCTTCATGACTTTGTGACCTCTGTCTATAGCTTCTCTTATACCTGTTCCAACCGCCGTTGCTATTTCAAAAGGATATGCTCCCTCAAACGCGCTGCCGTCCATTTCTCTCATGCTTACAGGAGGTTCAAGCAGTACGATCAATTTCTTGAGCGCTTCACGAATCCTTTCCCTATACGCAAGTTCTTCTTTTAGATCGGCGTACAGTTTAGAGTGTCTTCCCCGTGATGTGGCAGATAACTGTTCTATTTTTTCTCTCAAGAACTGTATACGATCCTCGTCTGCGGCTTTTTCAAGAGTTTTTGGAATGGAGTCTTGAGCCTCTTTAGCGCTTGGCTGCGTCATCCCAATTTCTCTCCCAATCTCCTCTTGTGTATATCCCGCGCCAGTCATCAATAATACTTTGCGCTGGTTTTTTGTAAGAGCTTCCATAACAACACGTAGGTTCTCAACGATTTCTTTTCTACGTTCTGCCTCTGCCAGTGCTTCACAAGCGCTTATGCCATACTTCCGTATCGTTCTTTCAGCGACCACTGAAGGTTCACTATCATCATACATAGACATAATGTCTACAACAGAGTCAAGTTTCATGCAGTGGTTTCTTTTTTCTCGTGCGGTATACACTGTTAAAGGCGCAATGTTTCAAGACACTGCTCCCTATACGCCGCGTTCCACACCACTTCTTTATAAACGGAGAACCATCTGGCTCTTCTCTCACATACTTCACATCATCATAATACGTCCCTAGACTCTGCATCGCTCCTTCGAGCGTATCTTGCGCGACCACCGTATAACATTCGCTTCCCTTTCTACAAAGAAGCACATGTAGGTTAGTCAACTTATCTCCTTGGGAGTCTTAGATTCCATCCGATAAGGAACCCTGCCATGCCAACGCAAAAAGTAACGGCATTATACATTTCCGAACTCATTTCCAACATTCTTCAACAATTCCCCCATTTCACAAGACTTGGCATCCTATAAGACATATCCCTCATCAGCATCCATTTCCACTTCTTCCATGTTTTTTACTTCCACATCGAAGGAATGGTCATCAAACACCTTCCGGGCGTTCGTTTCGTCAACATCGTCAAGAATATCTGTAGCCCTCATTCGAGCATCTTCTTCGCACGGTGCGTCAATGACCAACGTTCCCCGAATAAGGACATCAACATATACAGCATAACGCTTCATATTTTCCAGTTCATCACCCCCTATGGTCTGAATGTCTCTAACGTGAAGCACCCATCATAGTCTACAAGTGTAACCCATTCTGGGCGCTTGTCGGTGTAGTTCTGCCCACGTCGCCATATAAACTGATTGTCACTGCCACGGAAAGGTAAATCCCTCTTTCTGTCTTTATCAAACTCGCCGTCAATCACAACATCAATGTAGGGCATGAACGGCAAGTACCTCCACTTTATGCGCCTTTCATCGTACCACTCCTCGTACAAATCATATATCTGATAACCTGTATAAAGTGTAGTCTTCAAGCCGTGTTCTTTGCACCACTTGGCGATTTCACACAAGGCATCTGGCTGTTGAATCGGATCGCCACCAGAAAAAGTCACACCACTGATAAAGCCCATCTTTTCTTCGATTTGCTTAATGACATCAGAGATGAGGACTTTATAGCCCCCGTTTTTTCTCCATGTCTCAGGGTTCTGGCAGCCATCACACTTATGAACGCATCCTTGGAAGAACACCACGAGATTTACACCCGCACCATCATGCAAGGATGTTTTTCTGATGCCCGCGATTCTCATATATGGGCTTTCACACGTCTTATAAAGCGTTCTCCTCTTGTATTTCATGCGTGAGCCGTCCTATCGCCAGATTCAGCGAGCTTCCCTGCGTTAAAGTGGTCTGTCGTAGACAAATACCCCGTGATGATTCGCGTGATTTTGATGTCTTTACTCCCGCACTTCGGGCAAACAGGCTCTTTGTCGTTATTTCCCAACGATCCCTGCCAACCACACTTATTGCAGTAGTTATGCTGCCAGTTCAAACCTCCGTATACGATACCGCTCTTGGCGATATATTGCAGCGTCTTGAGCACACCCGACGGATTCCATTTCGGAGAAGAACCTGTCTCAATGTAGAAGATATGACCACCATTACAAAGCAAATGATATGGTGCTTCGATGTCAATTTTCTTCTTCATGTCGCACTCAAACGACACGGGCAAATGCGTCGAATTTGTGAAGTATTCTTTGTCCGTCACACCATCTACGATGCCAAACTCATCACGAGCCTTTTTGAGCAATGTATAACAAGAGCTTTCGGCGGGAGTGGCGAATGTTACTATATTCAACCTGTACTTTTCTGTGGCCGCGTTCGTCCTTCCCCGGATATAACCAACGATGTCTAATCCAAGCTCTTGAGCTTCTTCCGATTCGCCATGATGATGTCCGACGAGAACATTCAAACACTCAGCAAGACCAACGAACCCTACAGACAGAGAGCCATGCCTTACCATGCTTTCAACAGTGTCGTCCGGCTTCAAACCATTACCGTTACCGTCGCTGCCCATATACCACTGACCAACAAACGGAATATCTTTTACGCGGAAGTTTTTAACTACTTCATAGCGTTCAAGCAGTTCGTCAATCGCATCTGTAACAGCTTCAAAAAGGATTTTGTTGAAAACGTAACGGAGATCAGGCTCTTTGTTTTCTTCACATTTTCTTTTTGCTTCCAATGCCAGATACGGCAAGGAGATCGTGTTAAAGAACAGATTCCCTTTTGCGTCAGAACCGTGATGTCTCTCATCAGAGTTTATGTTGCTTCTTATTGCTGTGCGGCAACCCATAGTTCCTATATCGGAGAGACTCAGCCCATCGTATGCAGGACTGTCGGCAAACACAAAACGCGGCTGTATGCGCTTGCCTACGCACTCAATCGCCAGTTCTGTAATGTCAAAGTTCGGCTCCCCTTTATGTAAATTGATGCCGTCTTTAAGACGATAGCACAGATTCGGGAAAATGGGATTCTCTCCATTACCCAAGCCCGCCATATATGCCTTGAAAAGATTACGGCTTATCATTCGCGCATCTTCGGAGGTGTCTGTTCCAAAACAAACGCTTGAGAAGGTAACCTGGGCACCAGACCTGCTCCTCATGGTATTCATGTTATATACGAAAGCCTCCATCGCTTGATAGACAGCTTTCTCTGTAGCCTCCTCTACGTCTTCTTCGCTACCGTTCTTCATGTTGCTCCGCTGCCATTCGCGCTCTTTAGCGACATACGGCGCAAGATCGGTATCGAAGTTAAGGAAGCCCTGCCCTCCCACCTGCCACTTAAGACAGGCCGACTATATCTCCATCTCTGTTGTTCCAAACAAAGACGCTCCATTTTCGGATAGCGTATCAATAGTTATCCTACTCTACTCGGTTACTCTCGGTTAATCTGCTGATAAGACAGAATACTTTTCGCGCCCGATACCCTTTTGATAGTCTGTTGACCTAGCTTCTGTTACGCTCATTATGTTTTTTCCATGCCTTTTTTCGTAAAAAATACAATACAGTGTTTGTCTTGGGACGTTAAGCAATCGCGAGAGATGTTTCATTGTCCCGGTGTACTTCTTTCCTGTATAAAGCTCAACCCTAAACAGTCGTTCCTTTCTGTTTGGATGACCATTCGTAAATGCCCTTTTAACATTCTCTTTTTGGGAGGAAAACATTAGATTTTCTATCCTAAAATCATCAGGATTGTCATTCAGATGCTCTATGACTTCAAATTTATTATTCCCGATATACGAAAGGGCAACCAAATGATGCATAAGGCACTTCTTTGGAATTTTTTTGTTTTTTCTTTCTAGCGTAACGTAAGGGTATCTTTGACTTTTTGTAATCTTTTTCTTGTGTCCAGAGACAACATTATAAACGTCATACCCTTTCATATAATAGATGTCCTTTACATCATGAAATCCATGCAGCTTATTTATCTGCACCATTTCTTCTGTAATCTCTATTACTGTCACCTCCTTTTCCAAGGACGCAACAGAAGCTGTGGCACAGGATTTTCCGATGCGGGACTATGCATCAGCGTTCCCTGTTAGCGCGACTTCAAGCCGTCATTTCCTACAGCTCCACGTTTCCGTGTAAGTCACACACCCTACGATAATAGGTTAAAGGAGAGTTTGTTCTGGCACGTCACCGCACCAGTGTCCAGATGCTCTGAATGAGCCTAAACATATCATTCTGGCTGCTTTGGAGGATAATACATGCCAGTGCTACGGCAGAGGCGATCCTCTTCGGAGGACGGATATAGCCTACACCATTGTCAAACCCATTTTTAAGCATCTTGCCCAACGGATTGAAAAAGCAGTTCCATGTCAAGCCATAATAGCCTAAGTCGTGAATATAGATTCTGCCTTTTCGATGGTTCTCCGCATGACGAGCCGACATCTTGCTCAAGAAATATTCCTTCGATACGCTTTCCGCGATGCCATACATCTTTGATGCAGCACTGTTCTGTGTATTTGCATTATCGTGATTCATCTCTTGAACGAGCTTCTCGACGTTTTTCATCATCTCCGACTTAGCCATTCGTGCTTCCGTGCGCTTCTGGCGATAGAGGATATATGCCTTGGCTACGTTGGGAACTTCTTCCATCAACATTTCCTCTACTATGTCTTGAATCTCTTCAACCGAAATCTTGAGAACTTCCGTGGATGCAATTTTCAACATAACCCACTCGGCTATTTGCCAAATATAGTCATCTGGCCACTCTCCTCGGCATAAAAGAGGTTTTCCTACTGAAATATAAGCCTTTTCCACAGCATTATAAATCTTCTCCGAATCGAAAGGAACTTCTGTACCGTCGCGTTTGACAACGGTCATGTTCTTCAAATTATTCATTCTTCGCTTATCACTCCTTATATATTCTGAAAATGTGAGACAACTTTTTGTAGCCTCTTTCAAAAACTTTCCACGCGTCGTATGGTAATCCTTCTGCCGCAATATAGAGCGACATGGACAGAGATACAAAAATAGCCAGGGCGCTATAAACGAACTTTCCCCACATTGTGAGTTTATTCCACTCTTTTTGGAGGTCATGTAACGTCCCACCGACACCAATCCTTATATCATTCAGAAAGGAGTCGTGTTTGGATAGATCAAACTCCAAAATGAAGAACCCGTGGCCATCTCTGCATAGTCCATCACATGAGAATCCATCACAACGCTTCTCATCAAAGTCAACAGCATAGCAAAGGCAAGAGCAAATCTCTTTACTCCCTTTTACAATCCCCCATCCTCTTTTCTTGTGGAACACCCTGTCTCCGACCTTATATTTCAAATGATCGCCACTCTTTCTCTTTCTTCGCGAGATATGCTTCCATTGTGTCAAGCATGGGATAAATAACTGCGTTAAACAGGTCTCCTCTTTTAAATACAATGGTTTTTGTTGTACATCTTGCTTGAAGCTCTATTTTAACCTCCTCTATTTCCGAGAGCGCCGTCTTGTCTTGCGAAAGAAATCTCGAAATGTCCAATGCCTCTTTCTGTAGCTCATCCGCTTTCTTGAGCTTTGCGCGAACTTCTTCTATTCTTTTGTTCTCTTTAATCATTCATACCACCTCATAGGTAAATCCTTCTGGTACAACGTCTCTCTCGGGGTCGATCATGATGCCCTTCTTCGCCAGTTCGCGCCAGCAAGCGTACTGTGCCGCCTTCTCGATGTCTTTGCTGGCATCGTCCTTGAACCCCGCACGCAAGCGATATTTGAGTATGTTACCCAAGAGAAACCCATCAAAAGCCTCTGGTGTCATAAGTTCCTGCATAAACTCAATCGGCTGACGTGCCGCTTTTTTGTAATGGTTCTGACGATCTAATGAACTCTCGTGATCCACCTCTTTTTCATTCTTTTTCTTTTTCTCGACCGCCACGTTTTCCGTCGAATCCTCTCTTCTAGTCACAAGCTTAAGTTCCTCTGCAATCAACCAATACCCGTGCTTATCCTTGCATTGTCCACCACAGCTATGAAAAATGTCATTCGAGTTTTCAAACTCTACGGCGATTTCTTCTCTGTATTCTCCCGGATCAATGCCCTTAACAGTACCCCTCCCCCATCCGTTGGCGCAAACAACGTCACCAACTTTTACATCTTTTAATTGCATGTTTCTTCCTCCTTATCTTTACTCTTTCCACATCATAAGCCTTGCCTTTTACATTCAACAAAGGGGTTCCCAAGAATACGATTTTGCTTTTTTCGCCTACTTCCTTTCGAGAGCTGGCTGTTGTTTCTAAGCCGGATCGCTGTACTGCCACTTTGCGGCTCCCCTAATGTTTGCGTACCACATCGAAGAAATAATTGGCCCAAGACGAGGCTGCTCTTTGAATCTCACGAGGACAATGGTTTTTTCTTTGCTTTCAGCTTTTACAAGAAACCCTTCTTTCTTTTCCGCAACAGAAACAGAAGTGATGTCGTTATACGCCAAGGCTTCGCTTTCGTTTTCGTTTAAGACAAACAATGTATTCCTCCTTATTCCACCACGGTTACTTCCATGGTTCTCCTGCCCCAACTCATAGCATCGTCATAGTCATCGAAGTATATGTCTATCACGTTGTCATAACCGCAGCGATCTTCAACCACATATACATTTTCTCCGATAAGAAGTTTTGTCCCAAAGGGGAAGTCGTTGCAAGCTATCGTCCTTCCCTCGGTAACGTATGTTCCGGATGCTGTAATGCCGTCTGCCTTGCCACATTGCTCTACTGTAGCATTATACGCCGTGACATCCATAAAGTAAGAGGCTTTCACAACTTCAAACAGCGGCTCTTGCTCCTCGTTTAACCTATCAGTTGTCTCCTCTTCGTCAACGATAGGAAAATTCTCAGTTTCTTCGACAACCTCAGCAACATCTTCTGAGTTAGTCTCTACAACCTCAGAATAGAACACATGTTCTTCTACCCATAGATTATCACAAGAAAAGAGAAATATCAACATGCAAATCGAAAAAAATATAGCACTTCTCACCGAAAGATACATTCGCTCCACGGCAGGGTTTCAAGAAACTCACAGAACTTGCGCCAATGTGGCAGCCTATGATTCTTCCTCTGTTTGTAGATGGTCTTAAGCTGTCTGTAATTCGTTGTCATACGGGCTGTAAGATTCAATCCAGTCGGGCAACTCATGACCAGTCGGAGGAAATTTTCTTCTGTCGGATTCGCATTGTATGCGTTCTGCAACGTCACTAGCCTAGCAATAATCGCCGTGTCCGTGTTCTCGTCAAACATATCTGCGCTCAGTAAGTCCATTTTAGCCAACCGATGCATGGTACTTTGAGAGCTTACGAAATCCATGAAGTGATAACGCTGCATCTCTGTCCAGAATTTGATGGGAGCTGTGAGGTCGAACTGCACGATAATTCCAGTCAAAAACTGATCGTGACCGCTTCCAATCGGAGAAGAAGCAAGTCGCTCAATCGTACCCATTTTCGGCATCAGCGTCTCGTCTGTAACCTTTTTACACATAGGGTAGCCAGAGGCGACGAACGAATCCGTCACCCCGAACACTCTTGCGTTGTCAATTCTCAGCATTTACGTTCTCCTGTGCGCCGTTCTGTACGCCATCCGTCGTGTTTCTCGTCGTATCGTCTGCTGCTCCCCCATGCTTTTGATTCTTTGCAGACTTTCCCTTTCCAATAAGCGTAAAATCTTCGACGACAAACTCATAAATTGTTCGCTTGTTCCCGTCTCTCTCGAACTGGCGATGCTTCAAGCGAGCTTCGATTGCGATTTCCCTACCCTTGTCCACGTATTTGGTGAGGATTTCCGCGATTTTTCCCCACGCTTCACACGGAACAAAAGTGGTTTTGTCATTTCTGCCATCAACAGCGAGGCGAAATGTCGTCACCACGTTGTCCCCAACCATTTTCATCTCGGGAGTATTGCAAACTCTCCCAACAAACATACACTTATTCATAAATTTTCCCCTTTCTTACACAAGAAAAAGCCCAAGGCTTTGTATTTGTTTGTGCAAACATACTCAACCGTGGGCTAATCCCTATACTTATATACTATTCATTATGCGCGATTCATGAAGCGTATTAAACCGCTCTAATCTGGTTCATCTATCCATGTCTCCTTTCAATCTCTACGAAAAACATTTCCAGCGGCATCATCAGCGGCGCATATAACCCTCTTAAAAGGGCTAATCTAACGGGCACTAATCTGTAGCTCTCTGTCTCCTCAGCACAGCGTTTCCACAAATGGTTACGCTAGTCGTCACACTGTAAGCGCGGCAAAACTATTACACATCGAATCGAAGAAAGAAGGGATATAAGCTATGAGCAAAGGAAGAATCTCTCCGATGTGCAAAAGAACTCGCCATTTGGAGCTACAGAGCAGTACCCGTTAGAATCAATTCGTCTAGGTCAGCTACTTGCCTGTAGAGCCAATACCACCATTGCGAGCAACAGACGGTTCGTCTCCGCATGTGAGGTACTTCTGGAAGATACCCTGTGCAATTTTCTCTCCCTTTTTGATGGTCACAGTGATCATTGATCTGTTATGCAGGGAGAGAACGATCTCGCCCTTGAAGTCGCTGTCAATAATAGCAACGTCATTGAGGAGCGTTACTCCACGTTTTATTGCCATAGAAGAGCGAGGATAAATCTCCAAAACCTCATCGGAAGGCATGTACGCTCTGATGTCTGTGCATATCGTGGCAACCCCATTAGGAGGAACACTTACGTTACACGGTGCAACAAAGTCATATCCAGCAGAACCGCTTGTGGCTCTTTTTGGGAGAAATTCTTTGGCGCAGATAAACCCACGAGGGGAATCTTGAGGCGGCTCAGAAGGAACACCCTGCTTAGAAATGCTCTCTGCTTTTTTCTTGACACCAGACGTGAAGTCGGACAGCATAGCGATCGCTCCTTCAGCTGCAAGCATCGCGTCTTTTCCCGACTCCCCCATGTTTTCTGCATGTTTATAAACACGCACAGCAATGTCGGATGCCACATCACAGACAATGCTCTCAAGCTCTTTCACGGTCATGCAAAAAGTTTTACTCATGCCTTCCCCCCTCCTCCAAAGCGTGCCTTTGCGTATTCTTGGAGCTTCTCGCGCCACGGTTCGCCTTTTCGAGGGATATATGCCGTAAAATTACGAAGCGTACCCCCGACTCGATCACATGCCTCTTGCGCCCTGATCGTCTGTTCGATCGCCTGCTCTTTAGACATGTTTCGTGAGTCGTAGTAAACCATAGTCATTCCCACATATATAGACTCCAACAGTACCACTCCTTTTAGTTTATAAATCACCGACAAGCAATATAATAAACCAACAGAGATGTACTTGTCAACCACTTTTTACAAGAAGTTTATATTTTTCTGGTCTTTTTCTATTTCATCATAATTGTGATGTTGATTTCTTTCTCCGATTTGCCGATTTTTATAGATACGGTTTCGCTACGATGCTCGTCGACGGTGTCTACTTCCTTAACCCTTTTGCTTCCCTCTTCAAGAACGCAACCTCTGAGCCACTTGGAAACTTCTCTTTTGGTGTCTGCTCTGACTGTTGGAGCAAATACGAGGCTCCATACTCCATCTTCGTTAATGTATGTGTCTAAGCCAACCACTCGCTGATTTTTCTTTGCGACATAACGACGGATTATATCTCTTGGAGAGTGAAAACCGATGATATAGCACAGATCGAAGGCGTCATACCACCCATTTTCTCCATGAAGCTCCTTGCCTTTGTAAGTGTAAATCAATATGTATCGCTTCCCTTCTGTCCAGTCAGTTCTTCAAACAAAGACGGCTGTAAGCAAAATAAAAAATCGCGATAGCTCTCGTCTAAAGATACCATATCAGCGTAATCCTGTTGGAAAAATCCATGCAGCCAACCGTAATTTCTGTCAGATGCTTTCCGAATCGGATAATAATTGCTTCCTGTGTTCACAAAAGAACCAGAAACAGTTGCACCGTTCTTCACTATGTCATAGAACACATTTTCGTTCATCACATAGCAAAAGCCAGTAATATACAGCACTTTCTTTTCTCCGATGAGATTCCGAATACGCTCAAACGACATCCGCTTTTTGTTCTCTACCTTGCGCTCTTTACCCAACACGGTTACACGCAGGTCGCTGTCTGCTCCCTCTCTTACTTTTTTATATGCTCCCGAGCCTTCGATAATACGCGCATCCAATCCGTGACGTTGAAAATGCAGCAGCAATTTCTGTTCGGACTTCTTGCCCTTGCTTTTGTTCCTCCTGCCGATCGCCGATCGTGACTCTGACTTCTTGCGGTCGAATTTGTTGTATTCCTTGCATTTGCGACACTCACCACGCTTTTCTGCCGATTTGCAGTATTGCTTAACTACGCACTCTATTTATCATCTCCACCTTTCTCAGCTCTCTTTGTAGCTCTTTTATATCCCGATGATACGATTTGGCCATGCGTTCCCAGTGGTCACATTGTCTCCGTAGCTGCTGTAAATATGCTTTATCTTTCGATAGCCACCCCTTCTGGGCTTCGCGGCTTAAACTACGCAGCACATACAGAACCATGTTGTCTACGGCCTTTCTCTTTTCTGCCTTTTTTACGCATCGGAGAGAAACACCCACAAGAACCCCTATGCCTTTTGGAATATCTTTTTTGACCACATCGTATAAGCCCTTTGGAAGTACATAATAGTTGTAATCACCAACGAAATTATGGCCATGCTTGCTGTAGAAATCCGACTTTGACACCTTTATCTCAAAACATTTGACTACGCCTTTCCAGTTGACTTTTACAAAGTCTACTCTACGTCTGCCATGCCAGCCAATAGTGACCTCGGGACAACCGAAGCCACCATTGACGCGCACTTCCTCCATCAACGCATTTTCAAGTTCTATTGTTTCTGTCGTCTTTATGAGCCTCACGCCCCTTGTCGCACCATTTCCATACGGCGCAGAAATCCTTGCACTTGCGTCCACCCCAATTTTCCCGATACGAACACGGAGGAGGCAATATGTTGTTCTCTACTGCATCAATCAGCCGATTTGCCTTTGTCAAGAAGAACCCCTGAATCCATCTGTCACTGATTTTATGAATCCTCACGAGCTGCATATTGGTGTTTACACCACGATCCCTTGCGCTGAATGTCCCCGCGTCGCGAGTGAAAATCTCCACTTGCATGTCATCAACGGGATAACCTACGTGTTCTATCATGATTCGATAAGCATTGAGCTGCACGGCCACGTCAAAGCAAGAGCGATGCCCGATAGTAAACCACGTCCGATATTTCAGCTTGCCGTTCTTCCATTTCTCCTGCTTCCCATCAGAGCCGATCACGGGTTCTTTATGCTTGACCAGTCCCATAGTCGCCGCCGTTTTATAGCTCCCGTAGGTCTTCACATCGTAGAGAATATGACGCTTGCCATCGTAGCAGTCAAACTGCCCTGTATATGTTCCCGTTGGGTCAGACAATCGTTTCTCTGCAATCATCTTGTCGTTCTCCATGAAGCCCTCAAGGAACGCATGACAGCCTGTGCCGAAAATGGCAAAAATAGCGTTCTGCGGATCAATGGCATACAACTTCTTTATCTTGAGGTATTCCTCTCTTGTGCCACTAAGTAGCTGTGTAGCACTTGGCTTGCCTGTCCAAGCTCGCTGTTCAGAAATAGCCGTCAATGTGCGGTGAGACAAGCAGCGATTAGCATCGAACATGTGGGGAATACGACACTTCTCAAGACACTTCGATATATCACAAGTGCGCCCATCTGGGCATATATATTTGTTGTACGGTATTTTCGTTCACCCCTTTTATGGTAGTCTGATTCGACTTGAATCCTTATCCAAAACCATCTCTATTTCTTCGATTTGACTTCCATGACGAGCCTTGCCTACGGCCAACATGACTACGTTTTTCTTCATAGCCATCTCTTCCGGAACTAGCATCGGGTCTAGCCCCGGTCGCCACATAAGCAGTATCTCATCGGCAGAAGCCTCAAGGTCGCCGCCGCCTTTGAGCTTTCCCATATCTGGCTTATCCCAAGGTTTTGCTTCACGGTTCAACTGACTGAGAGCTACGACGTGAATGTTGTTGTCTTTTGCCAACGGTTTCAGTCCCTTGACAGTCTCCGCAAACGTCTCATAAACACTCATGCCCTTCATGTACTGGATATAGTCGATAAAGATACAGTCGAGGTTTCCATCAAACTTCTTCGCATTGGCCTCCTTGACGTACTTATCAATCTCCTCCATAGACAGCCCGTTTTTATCCACTACATAGAGATGGTCTTGCAACTTCTCAAGCACATTCAGAACCAACTCGTCACGAGCAAGCAGCATTGCGTCAACAGTGTCGGAACTTTTCTGCAACAGATAGCCAAGCACTCGTTCATACAATGCTCCTGCGCTCATTTCCATAGAGAAAAACACGACATTCTTGCGCTGTCTGACCACCATATCTGCGGCCATTCCAACGGTGAAGAACGTCTTGCCTGTTCCGCTTTGACCTCCCACGATAGTAACGTCCTTGCGTCTTCCTGCTCCGCGTATACCTTCGTCTAATACTGGCACACCATACTGCATAGCAGGCTCTTTGAGCATTTGAATGGTTTCTGTCATGCAAGTCTCTGGGTCTTTCAAGTCTTCTTCGAGACATACACCGTCCATAGATACATTCAAGAAATCTTGCACGGCCTTTTTGTCTGCTTTCCACCGATCGGAGAGGTAATCGGCTATATGAAACAGCGACAAATTGTCACGGATTGACCTCGTATATGCTTCAACGACCTTGCGCTCTGCTACAACGCTTGCACATTTGTTCAGCTTTCCGATAAGAACAAACAAGTCCATCGACATCTTGGGAAGCGAATCAAAACCCTCTGATGTCCCACCTTTGGCAAAATATTCGTTTACGTCCTTTATGCCGTCCGGAAGGAGCAATATCTCCACAGGCAGATTGGGGGCATAACGTAGCACGTTCTTCCGCACTTTCTCAATCAATGGATATGCAACTCCGTCGTTGTCGGGAACAATCGTTACCGTAAGTTCCTCATATACCTTTTGAAGTTCTCCGATCTGCTGTAAGTGTTGCTTCGATGGCTGCGAGGAATTGTATGCTACCGCTGCCTTGCCGATCTGATGCAAACTCATCGCACAAAAAAAGCCTTCGACGAGGTAAAGCTGATTATGCAACAGTTTCTTTGCCCCACGAAGGTTATACAGATATTCTGCTTTTGTGAATATTTCATCGTTCTTATTCGTCAGATACTTCGGATTGCCTTCAAACCTACGAATCGCCCAACCAACATAACGACCGTTTACGTCCACGAAAGGTATGGTCGCGTTGCCGTTGCTGTCTGCACCCAACATGAAATAGTCTATCGAATCGGAAGAAAGACCTCTCTCTTTTTGCAGGTAGTCCTTGACCACATTCACTCTCTTGTGAGCTTCTTTTGCTTTCTGCTCTCGGAAATTTACTGTCTCTTTGCGTTTTGTATATCCAACATCTCTTGCAATGTCTACGTTCATCTCGTCTGCAAGTTTCTCGACCGCAGTGTAAAAGTCCACACCGTCCTTGTCTCGAATCAGATTGATGACATCTCCTCCGCTGCCACAAGCCCAGCAGTGGTATGTCTTATGGTCATAAATAGCAAACTCTGTGTTGTTGTCGTGCTTGCATATCGGGCAAACCCCACGATATACATTCCCTTGCTTTGTCAGATCGGTAAACTTCTCGGCATAATCAACCAAGTCTACTTGACTAACCAACGTCTTTACGTCTATGCGTTATCCCTCCTACTTGTCGTTCAAGAATCCCATTAAGTCTATGTCGTATTCTTTCTTCGATGTGATTTTGCTTGCCGCAACCTTTGCGTTTTCAGATTGTTTCTCTCTAACATAAGCATTGGCATACGGAATCATTTCGTTAATCTCACACGGCCTCGGAGACTCCATAAACATGATCGCGATGTTCTTTATCGTCTGCGTGGGCACCTTCATGAGATACGCTTTGACCACAAAATACTTGCCGCTTATCTTTCCGTTGCGAAACGGAGCTATACCGTTTGCACTCAGCCACATCACGGCGCATGTGTGCACCTGCTGCTTAAAGCTCATGTCCAAGAACTCTTTTATATTTGTCGGCATTTTCACGATGTATTTATCAGTCTCCTTTTATATGTATTTATATATCGTATTATGATGTATCCTATGATATGTTTTATAAACAGCGTATAGTTATCACATATTTAGACATTTTTACACTCGAATCAAAGAAACATATAAAACTACATCATACAAACGCGTACATGGAGGCTATAAAAGATAACATGTTTATACATATTTCTAATACAGCCCCTATATCCACGTTTTTGACATGTATTACGGCGTATTACGGCGTATTACGGCATATTACAGCAAGCCCTTATAGCGTGCTACGATCTTTGCCGCTTCTGCCTGTTCGCCCTTGCCGTTTGCCAAGAAGACGACGCTCTTATCCCACACGTCACGCAGCTTTTTCCCTTCGTTGTACTTGTCATGCTGCACCACAAAATCGAGGGCTTTCTCTACCTCGGGAGTCAGCTCACCTTTACTTGCATGATTTTCGCCAGAGCCAATACTTTCCTTAGCAGCCCCTTTGGACTCAGCCCCATACGACTTCTTGTACGACACTTTTACATCGGAATTGCCCGTGCGCTCGTTAGTAGGCAAGAACTCGTCCGGCAACGTGATTGTGCCATAAAAACGCTTATTGCTCACGTTGACTACCACATCGGGAAGATTATACAGGTAACGTCCGATGCCGAGTTGTACTGCTGCACGCTTGAGTGCTCCGCTGATAGCCCCCTTGAGGGATTCAACTTGAGTAAATCCGCTGCCGTCGCTCTTTTTGACTTCTTTTCCATCTGCGTCGCAAGTAATCGTGCAGATTACACCGTAGTCAGGAACAACCTCATAGGACGCGCTCCACCCTGCAACGCCGAACACATCGTCAAGGCGGTTCTGGATTCCCCGAGCGGTCACATAAGGGAGCATAACAGCCTTATCCCCCTTAATAGTTCTTACGATTCGCCATTCCAAGTCCGATGCCGAGAACGGCGCACGCAACATTTCTTCAAGATTCTTTGCTTTTGTCATATACTTATCCTTTCTCTACTTTTCTTCTCGTACTTTTGCCTTTACTTCAAAATCAACGTGTTCACCATCCAAGCCATAGACGTTGACACCCAACACTTTTAACAGCTCCGGAAAAGCATTAGTCAGCCACTCCTCTACTTTCTCCTTTGAGATGGCACAACTCTTTTTGTCATAAAACCAAAGCAGGTTCATTTGACCTATTCCCCTTTCTGCACTTATACCATACACCAACCCATATTTTCTAGCGTTATCGCCTAATACCCCTCAATATAGCTCGATTTCGCTCGATGATTATAGCTCGATAGTCACAAGTATGCAAGTCTTTCTTCGATACGTCCTATAGATTTTTACAACTAACGTAGACCATACGTCTCAATTTTACTGAATGTGTTTGCAGTTTGAACTGAGTTATGTCAGGCTAGGAGGGAGGGAAGCAGAGGAAGCCCTGCCCTACGGAAACTTTTTCGCAAAAAAAAGAATCCAAGCGCAGGATCGCCACAGTTTTGATCGCATGGCTGTAGGCCAGTCGGTCGGTCGCTGTCGTCGCTTTTACTACCTATCGAACATAAAAAAATAACCCGAGCGGCTTAGTTTCAGCATCACCGTAGTTTCGCTGTTACACAGCCACATGGGCATAGTTACTCCTTCGTACTGTCTCGGTCTGCCTTTATCAGTCGCATTGCCTAAATGCTTCGGTAGCCTGCCTCATCTGCGCTCATCACGCGCATCACAGGACGGTTTAGCCGCAGAGATGAAATCCACGGCATCAGATAGGGGAATTGCACCCCTACCGCATCGAGAAAGCTACAAGCTCCCTCTAACGGAGTTATGTACGGGCGACAAGTCCTCATGATGGAACCCGCAAGGTTATTTTTGAGTGATGTTCTTTTTCAACACTACTACGACTTCACACCTGTAGCACTTTCGATTAGGCGCGTTGACATAGGTTTTTTTGTTCGTATGATAGGATAGTTTTCATGACACTACCCTTTTGTATACATATCCCTTTCTTGACCTTCTCCGATATGAAAAAATTACATCGCTTGCAAAAAAAAGTACCCAATGCGCGTTTTATAGCACACTAGGTACTTGACTTCCAACCGCTTTAGCTTTATAATAGCTATAGAAATTGGATGCAACAGGTACGCGACTACCTGTCCCAATTAGGCATTTACCGTCGGCAAACGGTGAGTGCCTTTTTTCTTTGCAATTTTCTTGGATAGATCGTCAGCAGAGCTTCCGTAGCGAACATATTGGCGAGACTCAGAAGGGAGCAGCCTGTGGATAACTCCGCTGACATAACTTATCCACAGAAATATCTTACTTTACTTCTACCTATTTTGTCAATCCATCTTTTGAAAATATTTTTTAGAGCCACTATTCTTTGTTGCATCAACATCTCATCAATATTACATTACTAAATATACACAAATATATGATGCTTGACCTAATGTGAACTCTGTTATATAATGCGATAAAAGGAGGCGTATAAAATGATTAGTGTTGACATCGGGTTTGGTAACGTAAAGACGTATGATGGAGAGGAGCTGTCTGCCTTTCCCAGCATCTATGCTCCTGCGTGGGAAGGTTACACCCCAAAGAAAGACGATCAGCTGCTTGAGTTAGACGGCGAGCGCTACCACATCGGCATGACCGCTCTCAAAATGAGTGGTGAATCCCCCTTCGATAAGGAAGACATCCTGCGCCACAAAATCTTCATGTTGGCTGCCATTTGCGAGGCCACAGACAAGCGCGACTTCGAGGACGAGGTTCTGCTTGGCTTACCCATCGGAGACTATGGATTCATGGCCAAGAAACTCCAACGGCTCAAAGGAGAATATGACGTGATCTACAATGGGAAGAAGCGTCATATCGTAATTACGAAAGTCAAGGTGTACGCTCAATCCGAAGCCGTCTACAATCTGCTCTTGAAAGACGATCCGTCTATTGGTCACAAGATCGTTGGTATCATAGACATCGGGCAAAAGACCGTGGACGTGGCGTATTTCAACGAAGGTACCTTTATTCGCGACCGCAGCGGCTCTTATGAAATCGGTGTTATCAATGCCTATCAGCAAATTGCCTCTGCCGTAGCCGATCAGCTTGGGTTCGAGGTCGAAGACTACGCAGCACGCAAGTACATCGACAAAGTACCAGATGTAGCCAAAAGGGCTTTCTCCGATATGGCAAGCGGAATAAAAAACCGCATCGCGAGGAAGCACTGGAATATGAAAGAAATTGACTCTCTCTATATCGTTGGAGGCGGCACGCCTTTCGTTGCTCCCTATTTCAAAGACACCCCTTATGTCGAACTTGAGATGGAAAAGGCTGTGTTTGCCAACGCTTACGGCTACTACGAGGGAGAGAAGGTGAGGAAATGAGCGCAAAGAGACTAACAACAGGCATAACACTTGAGCCAGCAGTGATGCACTATGTTCGCACGAAGTCAAAAGAGCTTGGGATCAACGGCTCTCAGTTCATAGAGTCTTGTATAGGCTTAGAAATATTGAACCCACTCAATCACAAGACTATTCCGAAAGCCATGAAAATCGCTGCCACGGTAGAATTGATTGGATTGGAAAAGGCACGGGAAGCCCTGGCTGAGGACTCCGATCTGATTTTGTCGGTCGTCCCAAAAGAAACTCCTATATTCGAGCCAGAGATTAAGCCGCTGCCAAAGCAGGGAGAACTGCCGCCGTCTATAAAGAAAATCGTAGAAGAAACCGTGAAGAAAAATATCCCCACATCGGGAGATATAGAAGCCGCGGCTTCTCGTGGAGTGTTTTCTAGCGACATCTCCGGTGTAGAACACAACACGAATCACGATACGAATCACGGCATAAAACCCAACATGAACGATAAGACGAACGATGTCGTAAATAGCATTGCAGATGATGTCGTGGGTAAAACATCATACGACAACACAGACAAGAATAACGGTTCAAAAACAGAGAAAGCGGAACAAATAGTAAACGACATCACAAATCGCATTGAAGAAATCAACATAGATTCTGTTGTAAACATGGGCACAGAACATGGCGTAAATGATAACACAGAAACAGACGTAACCCGTGATACAGAAGAAGACTTCTCCGATGTGAAAAAAACAGCGACGAAACCAGAGCCAGAGCCGAAGAAAAAGCGCATTATGAAGATGATATGACACAAAAAAAGAGACTGTTGCACGAGTCAAATTCGACTTATGCGGCAGCCTCTTTTCTATTTATGTGGCTTTTGCGTGCTCTTATGTAGCGCTCAGGACTCCTTGGGTTACACCCTGAACTTTTTCACGAAGCTCCCTCTTCGTCTCCTCAATGATCTTGTTCGTATATGCTTCCACGATAGCTTTCTTTCCCTCATCAGATGCCATCCACAAAAGAACTTCTTTCGGGTACTGTTCGAGAATAGAAACAACAGCTATTTGTGCCCCATCGGCAAGAATAAGAATCTCAGACGGGTCTATTCCAAGTTTCTCGGCTACATGAAACACCGTTGTAGTGAATACGCTTTTCTTCCGAGCCAAGCCGCTGTAAAACTGGGACTTCCAGTCAAGAAGCTCCACTAGCTCTTTCTGCTTCATGTCATGTTTAATCCGATACATCTCAAGCCAGTTGTGTAAAACTTGAGCAGGGAACGTCTTTCTCGTCGCGTAGTTCATGATTAACCTCCATTCTTCCTTACCCGTCATAGTCAATCATATATATACTACACGTTTACTTTATCAATCTTTTTGATGATTGTCAACTCTTATCGACTACTTTTTACCAGTTTATAGCAATTTACAGCAGTTTCCTAAACTTGTTTCCTTTCAAGGACATCACATAAACCTTATTCATTTCGAGGGGAGTATAGCAAGAGTTAAACATCACAATATCATACGATTTTCCGCTTGGACATTCTATTGTAAAGAACATCATAGGCTTGCCGTTACGCTGTTTCCAGTGCTTGATGCGTCTTACAACACATAATACAACACGAATCTTGCTGCTGTCTTCGACAATCTTTCCCTTGGTATCTACCTTTGGCTCTTCATACTTTGGCACATCATATCGGGAGAATATGTCGTTGAACGTCATGCCCAACACTTCCATTTCTGCCGCTGATGCGTCAAATTCGTTTTTGCAGGTCTTATTCGCTTCTTCAATCTTCTGGTATACTTCCCATTTTTGGTTAGAATACTTGAGCATCTTGGAATGAGCCTCAGACTTCTTTTTTGTGCCATCTTTTGCCGATTCGTATACGGTCTTATTCTTCTCGTATCTCTCGGTGGCTAGCTCCAACTGCCTTTGAAGTTTATCAAGCGTGCCTGCTTTGTATAGGTTCTCCAACATGGATTGACGGTCTCCAAGAAAATCAAACGCACCCGCTTTTATGAGTGCTTCCGCTTTGTCTTTTGGTATGCCACCATAGTTATCCAGTGGTACAGGCAAGTCTCCTACACCTGCTATGTAATTCAGAGCCATTCGCAATGCTTTCTTGCCATCTTTATCGCGGACGATATGCCAGTCGCAAGTAGTTGATCGCGCATCCGGAGGCAATATTTTGATGCCGTGTTGTTTCGCGTCGTGAATATAGACTAACAAATCCTCCTGTTTATCTCCCTTGTAAGCATTGAGATATGAGCAGAAATACTCTATCGGATAATGAGCCTTGAGATATGCCGTCTGATAGCATGTGTAGCCGTATGCAGCACTGTGGGACTTGTTGAACTGGTATGCAGCAGCATTGGTCAGCCACTCCGCAAGTTTCTCCATGACATCTGAACTCACGCCCAATCGTTTGCCGTTATTTACGAATCGGGGAATTAGTTCTGCCATCTCAGATGGTATCTTACGTCCGATTGCGCGTCTGAACATGTCTGCTTGACCTAAGTCATATCCTGCCATAACCTCCACGATCCGCATCGCCTGTTCCTGATAAAGCATAACTCCGTAGGTGTCGGATAATGCTTCGGTGAGTTTTGGATGCAAATAGTCGTACGCCTTTCCGTTTCGCCGCTCTATAAAGTCATCCACTGTTCCCGATTGGATGGTAGATGGTCGATATAAGGCAACCAGTGGCACAAGATCGAATACGCTCGACGGTTTTATACCACCAAGTATCTTTCTCATACCCCCAGACTCTATCTGAAAGCACCCCAGAACGTCGCCATTACACAGCATGTCGAACGTAGTCTTGTCATCGTCTGGCAGATTGTCCACGTCTGCATTTGTGAGCAAGCATGTGTCCTCTATCGCGTCCAGCGTTTTGATCCCCAGTACGTCTTCTTTAAGCAAGCCCATCTTTTCGAGATCGTGATATTCGTATGCACACACATAATCGTCGCCTTGTTTTTCGATGGCACACCATTCCGTAGGGTCAGACGGAAAGAGCATAATCGCCGATGCGTGACAGCCGTAATTCTGAATGATTCCCACAAACTTAGACGCAAGGTCTTTCAAGGCCCCATCTGTCTGTTCCTCAATGCTCTTGGGAAGTTTTCTCAATGCGGATGGTTCATAGCCTAATGCTCTCGCTGCACGTTGGATAGCAGCACGCTCTCCCATATAACCAAAGGTACGAACGTGATAGACCAACTTATACTTATCTTCAAGATACTGTATAGCATCCTGTCTGCGCGAATTAGGCACGTCGATGTCAACATCAGGGGAACTCGAACGCTTGTCGTGAGCAAATCTCTCGAATATCAGCCCGTATTTGATAGGGTCTATGCGCGTAATATCCATAAGGTACGCGACCAGACAGCCACCAACAGAACCCCTGCCGATGCCGATGCGAATGTTGTCTTGACGACACGCTCGAACAAAATCATGAGCCATAAGCAAATAGTTGATGTAGTCGATTTTCTCCAAAATGGCTAATTCATGTTCTACCTGTTTGCGATAGACATCATGCTTTTCTTTTGGTACTACATTTTCTATCTTACTTTGCCAGCCGCTCTGCACCACTTCCCGAATTGCCTCCATAGGAGTTTTGCTTCCTAAGTCCATAGATGGGAAGTGATTTTCTCCGAATGGAATAACTACAGCTTCACATTTATCGGCTATCGCCGTTGTCGTTGATACGACTTCTTCTATCTTCTCATCGGAGAGATATTGCAAGGCTGCCCTTACTTCTTCTTCGCTATGGATATAATAATCATCTGTCTGGTAGTATGTTCCCTCTACAGGGTCTATCCCAAGCCATCTGCGATGTGTATCGGCTTCATGCTTGTAGACATAGTGACTATCTTCGGTTACAAACGTAGGTATGCCAAGCTCTTCCCCCATAGCTACGATGCGTTTGTTGTATTCCACCTGCTCTTTGTCCGTTGCACACTGGATTTCAAGATAGAAGTCGTCTCCGAATATGCTCTGAAACTTCCTAGCGCGGTCATAGGCAAGGTTTTTATCCCATACTGGCGTGTTGGTATTCGCCGATGTGGTTTTGTCGCTCACAGGCGATCCTACGGCTCCGACGGCCTCCATCGTTGGATTTAATATGCCACCCATACAAGCCGACGTGACAATAAGACCTTCTTTATGTTTCTCTATTTTTTCCGTGGTCAAGCGCATGGTATAGAAATAGTTATCGGGATTTTCTCCACAGTTGCCATAGCCTACCGTAGCTAATCGAAGAAGATTCCTGTAGCCCTCAGCATTTTTAGCCAATAACAGAATATGACAAGAAGCCTTTCGGTCTTTGATGTAGTAGTTTGGAATCCAATACGCTTCTATGCCAAAGATGAATTTGATGTTTGTACCGTTCTCTTTGTTGTATTTCTGCGTAACCTTGTAGGCTTCCATTAACCCGGATGTTGTGCCATGATCCGTCAATGCCCATGCGGTTTGCCCTAATTCTCCGATTCGATTCACAATATCAGGAATCTTAGCGATGGCATCGCGCTTAGAATAGTGACTATGCCTATGCAGCCCCACGAACTTACTCATAACACGTCTCCGTTTTTGTATTCTACTTTGTTTTTGACCGTGTTTCTGTCTCTGTTCCCAAAGCCGCAGCTCGCAATATCTGACATCTCTGCCACAGATCGAATTGCCTCTAACCACCCGATGCAGTACGCTCGGTCTACGGCACTCGCGATTTCCTCCGCTTCTTCTTTCGTTTCATACCTGCCGACATGAGTTTTGAGTTGTCTTCCTGTACATACGCGATACTGCTGCCGTTCTGTATCAAACCAAACAGATGCAAGTTTCTTCACATTGTTGCCTCCTCTGCTTGTAGTCGCTCTATTGCTACGTCGTAGTATTCCTTGTCGATTTCCCAACCGATAAAGTTTCTCCTCATCTTTCGCGCTGCAACAGCCGTGCTACCGCTTCCCATAAATCCGTCTAAGACGACATCGCCCTCATCGGAGTGATATTTGATGCACTGTTCAAGCAAAGCCAACGGTTTCTGGTTCTGGTGTAGTTTGCGTCTCCAAAACACACGATCAAACTTCCAAACGTCTGTTATCCTGTGCCCTTTAAGGAACTTCCTGCCTTTATTCAAGAGCAATATAAACTCATATTGACATCCGAAGGCCGCCTTCAAATCGCCAGAAGTATGTTCATCTTTTACCCAAACAATGATGTTCTTGAGCTTGAAGCCGACCTCTTTAGCCGTTTCGATGAAGAATGCTATCTGATTGGCATTACAGAACATATACATAGCAGAGTTGTCTTTGAGAACTCTGTAGCACTCTTTGATATAAGACTCGATAAGTCCGAAGTCGTTGTCTCCCTTAATCTCCTTGCAAGACCTATGGAGTTTATCTTTTCTCCGATTCGTTTTATACCCCATCAAATACGGAGGGTCTGTCACCACAAGATCAATACATTTATCAGGAAGGGACTGCATCCCAACGATACAATCGCTATTATAGATGTGGTTAAGAACAGGCGTAGTCATGAAGCTGTCTCTATTCCTATTGTTTCAGGAGAGAAAATCACAACAGCAAACGGGAACGGTGCTCTTCCGGTCAAAGAGTTGGCGTCGATGAAATATAGCCTACCTTTGATAAAGCGAATACCGTTGCTGCGAAGCACCTTTAGGCAGTAGTCTTGAAACCACTTTGTATCTGTACGCGCAGGAACTAGACATACAACGGTAGCCCCACCGAGAGCAGACTCGTAGGCTTTCTTTACCCATTTTCCGATTTGCCTGCCATACGGGGGATTCATCCAGCAAACACCCTTCCACTCTTGCCTTAAGCCGTCTTCTTCCGACGTAAAATAGATAGGGCATTTTGCGTTCTCTTTTGTGGCGCATACATCGGTGTCAAACTTGAACTCTCTATTTAGCTCATCGAAGAAATCTTGTGGCGTTTCCCACATATCCGTATTACTGGACATCATACCTTTTGTAATTATATTTTCCACTCCTCTCATATACAAAAAGAGCACAGCCTAGATCGTGTCTAAGCCATGCTCTCTATGCCTTTTACGATTCCTTTTTACAGCGCCAGAATTAGTGCTGCTGCGCCTGCTCCGAGGAAGAACGACTCAACAGCATTACGTCTACCGTGCTTCTTCTCTTCTTTTACGGCATCTTTGACCGCGATTTCCTTCTGCTTATTCATCTCTGTTGCCGTCTCTTTGACCGCAATATCCACTTCACGCTTGACGATCGGAGTAACATCGAGCGTAGTCTTGGACTCCTGCTCAACCACGAGCTTGCCCTTGTCGAACTTATGCGTTTCATTCGCCACCGTATCGAACTCGTACTGCTTGTCGTTGTACGTCATAGTGACCTTTGAGGGTTTCTGCGTGACGTTCACATCAGAGTCCTTCGGAGACTCCTTTTCGACGTACCGAACTTCGGTTTCTCCCTTGACCTGCACAGGAACCTTAATCGGCACTTCAACTCGCTCAACAACCTTCTGCACCACAGGCACTTCAACTGGCTTTTCGATTTCTTTCACGTTTGCGTTATGGCGCACGCAAGAATACCACCCACAAAAGAAAATGCCGACGCAGAGAAGCACGATCGTAGGAAGCTTCCAGTATTTCTTTGTCGTAGCCCATGCAAGCCACCCAAAGTAAGTAACCCAGCTATATGCTGAATACGATGCATCGTTGACACGCTGTTTGATTTTCTTCATATCCATTTTTTCAACTCCATTCTGTTAAACACACGTTATATTTCTTCATCATTTCTTTCAAATCGGGAGAACTTTGTCTGCCTAACCACTTTATCAGCTCTGTCTTTTCACTACATGCGGGAGCAGATGCAACCATCATTGCCGCGAACTCGTAGGGAATCCTCATGACCACACTTTTGCTTCCACAGTCGGTAAACACGCTGATTCGTGGTACTCCATCCTGCCTCATCAGTATTTCACTCCGATGTAATCTAAAAACGCAGACATGCCTAGCTGATTCATGCAGTAGTTGTAAATCTCCGGATGTGTTTCTTTCATGCGTTCAAACCGATTAACCTTATCTCTTTTGACACCGATAGGGCAGAACATACAGCCTGTGCGCTTTTCTCCCGTGGTATAGAGCTTACCCTTTTTATCTTTTTCGATCTCGCCATATACCGAAGGAATTTTGATGTTGCGATCGACGATATACTGCAAAATATCCTGTTCCGTCCAAAAGCTGAGTGGAGCAGACCTTTTGTTTCTTTGCGTGTAAGCATTGCATCCCGTTTGGAGATACGCCTTTTTACGCAAGTTACTCTCAGATGCCATCGTTCCAATGATAGGCTTGAGTTTGTGTTCTCTCTGAAACTTTTTGAGAGGCTTCTCTTTCATAATTTCACAGCACATCCCGCTGATCTTGAAGGGTGCATCCAAAAGAAAGTTCCATTTGCCATAACGATCTTGCACATAACCGTTCGGCTCTCCATTATCAGCCCTACATCCGTTCATTTTCCGAACTGCCCACCTACTGCCCTTTTTCGCGTAGTATATGGCTCGTGCTATCTCCTTGCTTGGATAGACAAAGCCGTATTCTTCTATGACCTTACGAAAATTCATTTCGGGCTTAGCCACTGTTACGTTCGGTGTATTGATTGCATGTTGGCGAACCTCGGGAAACTCTAAGCCCGTGTCCGTATATACTGCGGGCATACCGGGATAAAGTTCTCTTGCGATGTGTAATAGTACCGTGCTATCCTTACCACCGCTGTAGCTTACATAAACTTTTCCTTTCCAGTGTTCGTACCATTCTACGATCCGTAGCTTAGTCATGGCTACCTTTTCTTCAAGAGGGAGTTTTTGTAGGCGAGTCAACTCCTCCTTATCCAAAAGTCAAACCGCCTTCGTTCTTGTACCACAAAGCCTTGCCACGCAGCACATCTCCTCCGCGACTGCCGTCCGTTGCCCAAGGGTTAAACGTGTTACTCTCGGACGTACCTAATAGCTCCAAATCCCAGCGCTCACACGTCGTTCTCGGGCCATAGTATTCGTGCGGATAAATGCCATCTTCGTTGTCAGCCGCTTCTCCGTGCGTCATGACATGATCTTTGTCGATCGTCAGCCACAAGCCATCACATACAGCAACAACGGCCTTAGCCATGGCCTCGATCTGCTCTTCCGTAGGAGGCTCGTCTCCGAGGTCTTTTGTCGTAGCAAACGCGCAGCAAGCCATAGAAATGCCGATGCTTCCTGTATTTCTTCGATATGTATGACTAAGCACATCGGAGAAATCTTCCGTAGCTACATAAAGACTGCCATCGGAGTCAATGTTGATATGATAGTCGTCAAAGAGCTGTCCATAATGCCCCGCGCTCCAATGTAGGTACACCTTGGGTTCTCTTCCGTAGTTTCGCGCATCAGCCCACACGGCTTCACGCGCCGCAGATGCCATTTCATAAATTTCTTGCAAAGAAACTTTTCTCATATATTCTCCTTTCTTTATCTTTCCTTACCGTGGTTTTTCTCCCTCGGGGGAGTTTAACTCACTGTCGATGCGATATTTGCCTAACGACTGCTTAACCAGCCCATACAAACTAGGGATCGCACCCAATGCCCCCAACAGGCCTTGCCATGCGGAAGCCAACTCGAATTTATATCCCCAGATGCCATTAAGCCAGAAACCGACAAGCCAACTTGTCCCCACGGCCATAAAAAAAGCGCTCCAAGCCAAGGCCAGAAGCGCCGCACACGTAAACGTATTGTGTCGTACCCAGGCAGAGAAACAAACAGCGGTATCTATTCCGCTATGCCACAGTCTCCCGATCAGTCCACGATTCTTGGTGTCCAACTTAGTGTTCAGCCTAGTGTCCAAGTGCCATACGAACCAGAGTAAGCAAAGCCGAACCCATTGCAGCCACAATAGCCCAAAAAGCCGTATCTTTACTCTTCTCTAATTCTTTTACCCTCCCTTCAAGTCCGAGAAGTCTAGCATTATAGACCTCTTTTGCCACATACTGAGCAGGAAGCTCTCTCTTCAACTCGTTAAGCATCTCAAGAATTTTCGTAGACTGTTCCTCCAATATCCTGAGTCGATACTCTAATGTTTCCTGTTCCGTATTGTCACCTCTTTTCTGTTTTATGCGTCTTCACTCGTCGTAGTAGTCATACTCTCGCGCTCGGTGCTTTCCATCCTTTCCTCATTTGCGTTCTCTGTCGTCGTCTCCTTCGCGGCCATCGACATAGCCTTTTTCTTATCGGGGACATACCCAATGATGCAATTCGGATTCTTGCACTGTCCAAGTTTATTTAGCTTATGAGCGCAATAAGGACAACGCTTCGGCAACTTGAAAAACCTTCCCATGTCGTCACTCCCCTTCCTTCGTCGTGTCTGTCGCAGCGTCATTCTGCATGTCGTTTTGTGCTTCGTTGTATGCCTGCTGGATTTCCGCAAAGTCTTCACGAATACTCTTTACCGCTTCGGCGTCTCCACGCAAGAGAGCAAGAGAGATATTCTTCGCGCAATTTGCCTGAGCATCCTTATACTCTTTCTCCAACTGGGCTTTTTCAGACAGCACAATCTTCGGTTCATACGGTCGATAAGACCACATACCGAATTTCCACACCAGACAATACTCCTTCCGATTCGGGGGAGGCGCTACAGGAGTTGTGTTCGGAGGGTATACCCACTTCCCTGTTGCCGTATCTTTGTTGCTCTCATCGAGAATAGATGTCCCACTCAGAACACCATCTTTGTCGTACCTATATACGACTTTTACTTTGTTGATGTCAAACATTATGTTCTCCTTTCTGCTTTATCGTTTAGCCATAGCTATTACCTGTTCAAGAGTGTAGCCTCCCAGCTTATTTGCGTTGTCGGCAGTACCTCGTAAACTACCTTCAAAGCCGGCATTACAACGTATCTTTCCCGATGTGTAAATACTCTTGCCATTGTAAGCTCTTATCCATTCTTTATCGGTCATGTACCAACCGCCGCCGTATTTTTGCCAGTGAATACCTGTGTTCTCGCCGTTTACCCTAAACCAGTCATCTGCATATATGCTGCTTGCCGTCAAATCTTTTCCATTTAAAGAGAGTCCATTTTTATCAAGCGTATATTCGTGGTATCTCTTGTTACCTTCCCCAACACGAAAGGCGAAATATGTATCACCCTCCGGCGGCTCTTCAAGAGGATATGCGTGAATATATACACCTCTTTGATCTTCCCGCCAATAGTTATGGTAATAGTGGGCAGGAAATATAGAGCGAATAGTGTTTTTGTTATTAGTGTCATGGGCAAATACAATTCTGCCATTTATCGTATCGCCATTTTTACTCACCTTCGTACTCGCTTTTTGCTCCGCAATGGTTTCGACTTCGCTTTTGTTATACGTCTCATCCTTGTTTGCCTTACCATCTAAAGCGTTCGTAATAGTGGTCGCAAAATTGGCATCGTTATTGATGGCACTCGCGATTTTCTGCAAAGTGTTCAACGCATCGGGAGACATCCCTCTGATAGAGTCGATGGCACTTTTGATTGCGTTATCTCCATCTTGTTTAATCTTGCTTATCGAAGAAGTAAGAGTTTTCTGTACGTCGGTGATGATATTCCCGATTTCCTGTAGGGTCTTGCCTCCCAACTTGTTTGCGTTGTCTGCTGTATCTGATGTACTGGATGCTGCAGCCTTGACTCCTAAGTAGGCTTGTCCATTTTCCGATGTGAAATCCAACCCACTTGAAGTTTCGGAAACCGTTATATTCCCAACTTTTAGGGTATTGCCCAAGCGCGTTTCATTTCCGTGGGTTACAACAAATATTCCTGTACCTTCTGGTGTCGTATATCCGTTAATCTCGCCAAATTTTACGTTATCGCCGATTTTAGCAAACTGAGTCATATCAACAAACTTGCCAGCGTTATCCCAAGACGTGCCATTCCATATCAGACAGTCACCTGCACTGACGTTATGCTCTTCATTTGCTGTTTTGATGCAGTATATCCAACCGCGCTCTGGGTTTTGTGGCAAATCGGAATAAGACTCGACTACACCTTTCCATGCAACGGAGCTGACGATCGTCTTCTGTATTGCTCGTATGTCGGCCAGTGCTTGCTGTGCTGTTCCCATAGCCACATCAACGATAGACTGGATTGCCCTCGCAGATTGTTCAGCCTTTACTGCCACCTCTTTTGCGCTCATAACAGTCGCATGTAGGTCTTTGACCGATTCCAAAGCTTTTATCGCATCAGTAGCCTTCTTCTTCGACTCGATAGCCCATGACCTAGAAGATGCCGTCTTTCCACTCGGAGATTCTATATCAACAACATCATCGGGAGAGCTAGTTGCTATAGCCCACCACTGAGACTCGTTTGCAAATCCGCTTGCCTCTTCTCTAAAGGCCATTGTTTCTTCAAAAAGATTCTGTGTCAAGGAAGCGTTTGTGTTGGATTCATTTGTGTAGTTTCTTGCGTTTTTTTCCAATGTGCGAATCTCAGTAAGTGCGCCATTGACCTCAGATGTCATAGACACCACATTTTCTTCTGCCGTCTTCGTGGAGGCTTCCAGAGTTTTTACATTCTGCTCGCTACCCTTTATAGATGTTTCTGTCTCCTGTAGCTTGGCTTCTCCTGCTTTTGCCATCTCTTTTATGCGGTCAAGCATAGACTTCGTCTCTGAAATCTTATTCTTTACATCTTCTAAGAGATTGTTTGCTGATGTAGCATTGTTCTGTACGTTCTGCTCCGATGCTGATGCTTTCGATGCACTTTCCGCAGCGGCTTTTGCCTGTTTTAGCGCTTCTTGTGCCTGTGCCTTAGCTGCCACTTCACCGAAGTTACCGTCTGACTTCATCTGCTCATACATATTCTTGACTTCATCTCGAATCGAAGAAATCTCACTCGTGTTTGTAATGTTGTCAAGCTCGTCCTTTAGATAGCGAAAGTTCTCTGCGATCGTATCATAAATGCCCGCATTATCCGCTGTAGCGAATGGTGTTTTCTTAGACACTACACCTTCTTTTGTGATAGCGTCCTGCGTGTCTCTCTGTTCTAAATATTGGAATCCCTTCAAGTTATCACCCCTTTTATATCTTGCCTACGGTCTTATAAACCTGTAACGTCAACAATCATGTATGCTATGGCATTTTGCATATATCCATCCCAAACGATACGGTCGGTAAGTGGAAGTCCATCTGTTCCATATTCCTCGTTTTGAAAATTAACCTTCCCTCGGTCTGGGAAGTACGCAAAAAACTTGTTCCCGAACGGCTCAAAAGAGAACGATCCGTCTGCATTTAACACCTCTACTCTGTGCATACTTCTCTCTGCGTCAAAAAGTACTACAGCAATGTCTTTGCCTTCTTGAAAATGCCCCTTTGGGATTATTACTGTTTCATTTTTCCAGTCTGTTAGCCGATAAATCATTTCTTGTCCAAGAATCCGCATTGTGGGAACGGTAGAACAAAAAGTAAGCCTGCCGTTTTCATCAAATATTTGTAATCCAGCATTTCCTACCAAAACAACATTTAGAGTAAAGTGAAACACTGTCAGAGACCTTAAAACGACATTGAGATCGCTTATATCTTTTGGGACTAGTGCTTTGATTATTGTTATGTCTACCCCGTCAACTACGCCACTATCTGCGTCAATAATTACGTCAGACCTACTACAGTGAACGGCATACAAGTCCTCCACCTTCCTCCTTGGTAAGACCAACTCAATACATTCTTCCTTGAATCTTTGTGATAGGGATCGAAACGGCTTAATGTAATACCACCCAACGAAAGCTGTGTCGAGAGAAGGATACGAGTTAGGCGTTTTGGTCAGTTTTTGGAACTTGTATTTAGAGAGAAGAGAGTATTGTACTGTTGATTCGTTTATAAGGGGAACTCCCCTCTCATCAATAACTTCAAATAATCCTATTTTCTGCACCCCCCTAAGTCAACAATCACCGTAAATAACGATAAAAAAGGCTCGCGAATCTTGCTGTTTTTCCCATCGGAGAGTGCTCCCAACCAACGTAACACCTTCTGGAAATTGCCATACCCCATTGTTGATTTTCAAGATATAGCACCATGCCTGCCTCTTATCTCCAACAGGGATGTTAAAGGCTCCTGCATCCGGCCCGATCTTAATACTCCCCAAAAATCGGCATAACCTATCTGGTACGTCAAGTAGAAGCGCTCCGTTTTCTCCGAACACCTGTAGACCTACCCCATTACCACACCCCCATTCTTACTCTCAGACGATTGTTTGCGTCATAAACGCGAATCTGGTTACTCTCTATCTCAACACGCGCTCCAGATGTTCTTGTTCGCAAAAGACCTATGTTAGCCGACATAGCAGACAAAGAATCCACATTCAGCTTATCCGCAGTAATAGACCTTGACGCTATCTTGTCAGCGCTGATCGCTCCTGCTTTTATCATTCCCGATGCGATAAGGTCGTTGTCGAACCTTGTCTTTCCTGTGACATGAAGGTATTTCCCGTCTATCTTCGTTCCCTCTGCGGTCATGTTAATCTGGTTGATGACATCACCTTTGACTACGCGAGCGTTTATGCCATCTTGCAACTGAGTGAGCGCGGAATACCCGCTTTGCCCCGGATTCTTATTGAGGCTTGTGACAACAGATGAAATGCGATTTGCTTGCGCTGAAATTTGCGACGCGAGGTTTCTTGTCCTATCTGCCACCGTAGCATTGATACTGTCAGCGGTTTGTTTAATTTGAGAGGCTAAATTTCGTTCTTTATCCGCAAGAGTGGCCGTAATCTGTTTGTCTGTTTCCCGCAGCCCTAATATAGCTGTGTTGATATTCAAAATCTCCTTAGAGGACTTTGTGGCATTAGAGACAGCGTCCATTACGCTTTTGTCCATCTTTTTAATAGACAGCGTTCCATCTTCTATCCATTCCTCTTTGAACGTAGCATTGACAACACATGTGTATTCTGCTGAACGGAAACCTTCTCCGATGAGATCAACATAAGAGGCAGATACCTTGTAAATGTCTGGCTTCCCGTGGAACACATAACTATTTGCTTTCAAGTCCAAAACTTCTGATGTCCCCGCTCCGTCAACGTACAGCTTCATTCCCACAGCATTAACTGGAAACTCTTCGACAGAGATATTAACACCCCTAGGAATTTCCGAGAACGTAATACTTTTAGGAGCAGAAGGCTTGGGGTAGTTGTACTTCACTTTTGCTGGATAGCTCGCCTTTTTGAGAGAATTGATTGCATAAAGATAAACTGTTCCAACACGCGAAGTAAGATTCACGACTATAGACGTATCTGGTGTCCTGCCCAACATGCCTATTGGTGATCCTACGTTTTCGTTCAAGCGAAGTTCGTAGTAAATGACATCCGAATCGGAAACATCGTCCCAACGAAAAAGAAACTCTTTACTAAAATCGTATCGCAGGTTATATGGCATAGATGGTACTGTTTCCTTGGCTGTAACCTTTACGATCACCTCCGGTGCGGCGCTCAAATCCGACGTGGAGCCGCTTTTGTTTTTCGACACCACTCGAATACGATATGTTTCCCCCAGCACAACGCGACTCAAGATGAACTCACGAGGACTTTCTCCGGCAAATTTCCACTCTCTACTCCATCCAATTTCGTCTGCTGGTACACCTTCGTCAAATACGCCAATTTCTGTGCCGACAGCAGCCTTCGTCTTGTAGTACACTTGACCACATTCTATGGACGTACTTATTGGCAAATCGAAGAGAACATGAATGTCATATTTTGTGCTTCCGTCTTTGTCTAGCCTCCGTTGGGTATATGCTCTCACGTTTTTTGCGTCTTTTGGAGGAATCTCGTTTTCTTCTGTTGCCATGTTTTTGGCACCGATGTAGTTATGCCAGTGAATACCACCACTCAACTCATCACCATACAGATTGTCATTGTACTGACGACCACTTATTTCGTAGTCACCTTCTTCGGTTTCCTTTATCTCTGCGATGCGAATAGGAAGACCATCAAATACACCATGATAAGAGACGGTTACAACATCACCTGGCTCAAGGTGCATACCTTCTACACCCGTCTTGAAAGATAGCTGTAAGGGACAAGCTAAGTTCTGGTCACGGTAGAAACGAGCCAAACGCAAGGCTTGATACTGCGACGTGCAGCCGTTAAGTTGAACTTCTTTCGTGATAATCTTCTGGCGCTCTTTCTGGTCAGCATAATCCTCACAAATGCAATGTACCGTCTTCCAGTTATTGCGCGGGTCTATGATAGCCACGCTATATTTGTTTGGTGTTTCAGACAAAGCCAGTGGAGCTACTGCCAAATCGAAACAATTATCATCGTTGAACCTGTACGATATTGGTGTTTCTCTTTCGATATGGAGCTTGAATTTGCCATTTGTAAACGTCATATAGCCACAAAAATTGGCCAAAATTTCCTGCAGCCATTCGATGGCACTCATGCGTTGGTCGATAATCATGTTAAGCTCATATCGCTTCTCGCGTACCGTAACCCCTACTGGGTCAAGATATGAGATAATCTCGTCGCAATAGTCAGCAGACTCTTTGAAGCTATCCTCGTCCAACATTTCTGGGGTTATCCATTTACCCAAACCATAACGCTTTGAAAGCAAAAAATCCCTCAAACACATCGCAGGATTTGTGGTATATTCAACCCTCCCGGAGCGAGTGTCTATAACCTTGAGTCCTTCAACCAAACACGACACGGACGGATTTCCGTTCAGTTCTTCCGATACGGTAAAATACATATCGAGCCAAGCCATCTTTGGATAGCCACCTGTCTCGTCGTAGTTCTCTGGAGGCTCGCAGTCGTGGAATGTGTATGACGTGCCACCAGTAACAGTGTCCATCGTAAGCGCTGCAAAATCTGCATAACATCCTGCATCTATACTGTGAATATCTCCCGGATATTTGCTTGTAGCAGCATAAGGAAATGCTTGCCAACCATCGCCTAAACGATTGATATAAGAAATAAGGCCAGAAATACTGACCTGCCACTCCCAAAACGACTTATCGTTACTTCCTTCAAAATCACTCTTATTTACCAACTGGACTTCTTTCGACTTTTCTCCATAGATGAGCGTAAGTTTTTTCCCAGACAGATGGATTCCGGCATTCTCGTACTTGATGTTCCGAACAGTAAAGATTATGCCGCTTTTATTTTTCTTCCCGCTTTCTTTTTCTGGAACAAGAAGCTCGTTTGCGGTTACACTAACAATCCTGTTGATTCCACCTTCACACAAGACGACATGTTTATGAAGCTGCTTTGCGTCTGCGTCTGTCTGGTGAAACGTCTGATTGCCTGTAATCATTCGTCTTCCGTATACAAGCTGAACTGGAACGTCTGCTGTCATTTGTTCTTGCTGTCGATCGAAACGCTGAACGCTTACGTTGCCCCGATGGTTTGAATCCGTTTTGTTCATCGCTATTGCCGTCCAGACACTGCTAAACAGTGACGCACCCATAACGAACCGAGAAATAGCACTAAGTCCTGAACCGAAGAAACCGAAGCCCTGCGAGATAAAGCCAAAGACGATCGCTCCGAAGAGCTTTCCCGCGTTTTTTCCTCCACCCTTGAAATGAGCATGTCTAAACAGTCGTTTTGTTAATCGTTCTGTCTCTTTGTCACACGAATGAAATGACTGCCAAGAATACCCATACCTATTGTTCTGAATATCAAACAGTGCCCCATCGAAGAAATTGAACATCATATCACCTACCTGTATTGAGTCTCTAAGGGAATAGAGGGGAATCCACTAAAGTGTTTCATGTTGTTGTACTTACGGCACATATCAGCAGATTTATCACACCCCTTTTGAAGCGTGACCTCTATACCTCGTACATCTTGGGCAAAGTTGACGTTGAGAGTAATTGTGCTTCCTTCCGATTTGTGAATCACCCTAGACTCTCCTTCCACAGAAGCAACACCGTTGCGCCAATAGTTAGTAGCCCACGATCCTTGAACAGTAATCTTGTTTCCGTCTACGCCTAAAATACCGACTTTTTCTATAGCCAAGTCCATGCCACATTCAGAGTCACCAAACTCACTGTTGCACGCAAGACGAAAATCGCGATTAGGACATTCGATGTCAGGTATGCGTGATTTAACCTTGCAAACAAACTGCCCATCGGAATAAGAAGGCTCGTCGATGTAGCCAGAAAACACGAGCTGAATTATGCTCGGGTCTGACAAAGATTCCGGATAAGATATACGCGCTATATTCGCATTACATCCTCGAAAATCAAAGCCTTGAATAACGTAAGATAACAACTCGTAGGAGCAGTCACCCAATGTAACCTCACACGAGTCTGTGATGTTGTCCATGCTCTTTGTGATTTCTCCACGCTTGAATGGCACTGCGATGTATTTTTCACCGTTATACACGATGTCCTCATCACAAGCTGCTATACGAGTGATCCCATTTCGTAGTTCCAAGACGTACAGCTCTATAAAAAACGGATTGCCGCTCTCTTTGGCAACTTCCATTTGAACTGGTAATGTTGATGGCATATACTCACCCCTTTCTCCGAAAAGCATATTTGAAGTACCTGCTCCACCAGTCGCGATGATAGATGGTACTTGTCGTTTTACCGAACTTCACGGGTATCTGCATAGCTAACAGTTTCCCATACGAAAGGTATATCCCGAGATGAACTGCCCCTTCGATTCCAAAGACGACCAGATCGCCATATTGTAGGTTTTCGTATGTAACCCTATCCATGTTTTTTAGAAGGTATGCATAGAGCCTACGCCATGCGCCAAAACTCTTGCCCTCTATAATAGGTTTACCGTCCTCGATGTGCTCCTTATATCCGTGTTCACGGTAGAACAAGCGACACAAACCTAAACAGTCGCATTTATCAAAAGAGGACTCCCCAAAATAATGAGGAATCCCCACAAACATATTGATGTCATGCACACTATCTGTGTTCTTTGTCATTGACTACCTCCAAATCCATGCTCGTTTTGTAGCCAACGATTTTCTGCTGCTCTCTGAGGTCTTTTATCTCAATCGAATCGGGAAGTATAACCCTATAGACTGTGCCTCCCTTTTTCATAAGCAGCGGAATACGGCTGTGAGAATTAAACAGGTCGATGATTTTGTCTCTGTCTTTTTTTAAGCCGCTCCAATTACAGGACAGTTTTTCATGGGGATAGGTAGACTTAATGCGCCTACCCTCCGCGCCCATCTCTAAGACCTGTACGTTGTGGTCAATCGACTGCTTGATCTCACCATGAGGAGATGGAAGCATATCTGTTTCCAATGGCAGTCCGTATTTCTTTTTTTGCTTCTCTACAGAAAGGTCTATCGTGCATTTGAACCCAACAGGAGTAGAGCACTCATACATCCTTGTAATGTTCAGCACATCGGAGAAATGGCAAACCTCCTCAATACCATCGTACTCAAAAAGAAACGGCTTATACTGTCCCTTGTGGTCGTTGTAGAACCGAATCATTCGCTCCATGTCCTTGGTCAAGCCAGATATGGTAAACGAATACTTCTTCTTCGATGCGATGCGCGTGCGCTTGTACTTCTTGTAGCCGCTTTCATATTCAGTTTCCTTACTCCCCCACGAGTATGTAACCTTGACCTCTCCACGAGGGAAGAACAAAAACTTATCTAAAGCCATGCTTCTGATGACCTCCCATGATTCTGTTAAACGCCCTGGGATTCTTCGCGATAGCCTTCATGACTTCCGCGCTAGATGCTTGCGTGTTGAGGATAACTGGCTGAACAGGAGCATCCTGTCTATTTCCTTCTTTAACGTCCTCTCGAAGCCCAGCAAGCAAGCTTTCCATCTTCTCGTTTGATGCCATTTTTATTGCACTATTGGCTTGGTTGAACCTACGATAGCTTTCCATGGTAGACGGTTTCATCGAAGGACTCATGCTTGTTCCCAACGAGCCACCATCCATGTAGCGTTTAAGTCCGTCCATGGCGGGCGCAAGTTCTGGCTGATTGTTGAGCATATCGAGAAAAGGGATTCCCAGTTTATCTACGCTGTCTTTTTTGATGATATACTCGCCATCAGACGTGCGGATAAATTGTCTCCGATGAGCCAAATACGTCAAGATACTATCGCTAGTACCCGTCCCAGCTCCACGAATAAGACCGCTCCTCGACGAACCACCAGATGCAAACCCTGGGACACCACTAGGAACATAACCGCCTTTAGCGAATATGCCAAAAATAGAGGACAACCCAAACCCGCTAGATGCGGATGAAACAGCCATCTGTGCAGTTAAAGCTCCAATAGCCATAGTGTTGGCCGTCGTGACGGTCGCATCCGTAGCCGTGGATGCTTGCTGTGTAACCGTCGCCAACTGAGTAGCTGTATTGCCCAACGTCTGAACCGTAGTTCCCGTGGTAGTAACAGCCGTGTTCGCTGTAGTAGCTGCTGTCTGAGCGGTCATGGCGGTCGTGAGACTCTGTACGGTATTCCCTATCCCACCGTCATATCCAATTCCGCTGCCATTTTGAATAGATGGGAAGAATCTGCTCTGGTAGAATGTTGACATCGCTGAACCCACAAAGGATTGATTTCTCGCGGTCGGATTCCTTCGAGAATATTTCCCTCCAAGAATATCGTCCATCGCACCCATGCTTTCATGCTTGACTCCAAAGATATTGTCAAAACTTCTCCGAATCGTAATAGATGCAATTTGTTTCACGATGTCTCGCAAAATGTCTTTCAAAGAATTTCCCTGGACAATCAGCTTATCGAAGAAATCAGTAGCCATGTCGCTCTCTACACGGTGCAATTCCTCGGCGAGTTTACGGTAGTTTTCTGTCGCTTCCTTGACAGCTTCGCTCTGAGATATTACAGCCTTTTCTGCATTTCGGTATGCCTCCGTGCCATTCTGAATGATAGAAGTATTAACTTCGATAGACCTTGTAAGCCTGTCGATTTCTTCCTTTTCTTCTCTCGTGCGGTCTTTCTTTTGCTTGAGAACTGCAAGAGCCTTCTTGTCCGCTTCGATTTGCTTCTTGGCTTCGTCTATCTGCCTGTCGTTATTTGCTTTTTCTTGAGCCAGTCGCTCTTTAAGTCGGGACAATTCCGCTTCCGCAAGAGCTTTCTCCTGTTTTGCCCGCGCTGTTTGGTTAAACCAGTCACGTTCTGCTCCTGTTTCGTCAACGGCACTAGACAAAATACTGCGCTTGTATTCGTATGCTTCCCGCGGATTGAGATAGCCACGGAGAGAATTAAACCTATACATCTGGTCTTCGTGCTGCTCGGTAATGCTGTTTCGCGATTTACGCAATGCTTCCGCTTGCTCTATGATTTTACCGCTGTCTTTACCCCCGACTTTTTCAAAACGCTCTTTCTGCTCGTCTAATGTGAGGTCAGCCCAAGACATGTTGTCGCTTTTCAAAGCTCGCTCGATTTCCGGATGCTGCAAAAGGAAGTCATTCACCTTTGTTTGTGCACGAATATACGCTTGGTCTACAACACGCTTCTGCCTCGATAGATCGGTCAGTCGTTCAAGCTCTGCGATATATTCTTTCTGCGAATCGGAGAAATTGTCTCCATAGAACTTCTTAGAGTTTTCGATCCTCTTAGATGTCATTTTGTATTTTTCTTCCGACATCTCCATGAATTTCTGAAACTCTTTTGCGTAATCATAGCCAAGACTATAAACAGAGCCGTTGTTGTTGCCGTAATATTTCGCAAGAAGGTCATCCTTATACTGGGCATCTGAGCCAACACTCATACCACCATTTGCGATATTTGTTTTGATAATCCATGCAGGCGTTTGATATGATTCATGTTCTGCAAGCGTTCTAGTAATAATCTTGTCGGCATCAGAGGAGTTACCTACAATATTGCCATTACCAGAATAGATCATGACGTGAACATTCTGCCCGTCGTTATCAGACGCAGGATTGGAATCTCTTGAAACTCCAAAATCATTAAAGGAAATAATGTCTCCTTTTTCGAGCTGTGATTCATCAAAAGGCACAACACTGTACCCATCACCCATCATACGTTCTATGAGCGTGGAAACACGGAACACTTGATCGTCATACAAACCTTTGAAGTATCCCTCTACTCCTGCAAGAATTTGATCCACAGCCTCGACGCAGCCCACAGCATGATTCATCATCGTCTGCCCAAGGTTATTGTTGATACTGGCATCCAACAGCGACAAGGACTCAGCGCCATCGGAGAAACCAGTTCCTTTTGCGTTACGCTTGGGAACGGCACCTGCAGCGTTTTTGAAGTCATAATGCTTATCCATGTACTCGGAATTTGCCACTGTCTGAGCAATAATAGAATTTGCTTCTTCTTCACTTTTTCCGATTCGGAGAAGATATTGCTTGGATGCATCTTCAAAAGAGGCTACTCCGTTGTCAAGAATCTCATTCCATACGTCAGCAAAGACTCCAAAACTGTTGTGGGCATTACGCGTATATTCAGAGGCGTATTTCTTCCACATATCAGACGTAACTCCCAATGGGTTATCAAACGAATCCGATTTCATGCTGTGCACATCTGTACCGTTGATCGCCGCAGCAAGTGACATGAGCGCAGAAATCGAAGTCTTGCCCTTGAGTGGACTGTTTTCTCCCTCTAAGACAGCAGCTACGCCCTTATCAAACTCTGAATCAAAAGACCATTCCTCTTTGTCTTCTTTTCCTTCACGACCTTTTTTACCCTTACCTTCGCCGCCTTTTTCGTCTGGCATTGTTGCGTCTCGGTCGTAGTTGCGGTTCTCATTTGTGTTGTCTATATCTTCTGGAAGCTTAATACGGGTTCTTGCTTTTGCGTATTCTTCGAGAGCTGCCTCTTCGGGAGCAAGTGACTCGTTGAGTTTCTCTAGTGCTTCGATCTCTTCGCCTAATTTGTTAAACTTCTCTGGGTCAGAATAGAAGTCGGTGGCTATGGAAAGATGTTCGTCCCTCTTGTTCTTGTTCCATTCTGAGAGTCTTTTTGCTTCTGTCGCTTGATTTCCATACTCTTCTTTTATCGCATCTGGTATAAACTTGTCCGAAGCCATTGTTTCGTATTCTTGCGCTCTCATGGCATAGAAATTTCCAAGAACTTCTCTCCCTGTAGCCCTAAGCATATACAAAAGACGATAACCCAAAGCAAGTTTTCCTACAGCGTAAAGTTCTGTCTTTAATGACTCTATGCGTGACCTTGTTGTTTCTATAGCGGTTCTTGTGCTTTCTACATCGGCTCGGGCTACTTCTTCCTTGTCGGTAATCATCTGAATAGCTTTTTCTTTATCAGCCTTAGCAAGTTTCTCGATTTGCTCAAGATTCATTTTGCCGTCTTCCATAAACTGATCGGAGTTCTCATGAAGAATGGTCGCAAGACGCTCGCTAATAAGCTCCATGTTCTTCTTTATCTCGCCCTGACGTTCTAGCGAATCGGAAGAGTTGTCTGATGCAGCTTCAAGTGACGTTAATTCATCTGCAAGTTCGTTATACTTCTTCGCAAGTCGCTCCGCTTCTTCACTGTTTCTTTTGCTTTGCTCTTCCATCTCTTGAGCAGTCACAATAGCGTCCTCTGTTTCCTGCTTTAGCTTCTCAGCCTTCTCAGCAGCTTCGCCTATTCCGTCTGCTTCCACCACAAAAGATATAGCAGCTACAGCAGCCAAAGCAATAAGCATACCCTGAAGCCCACCAAAAACAGCAGTCAACCCCATTGCAGCCGATGCCGCTCCGTTTGATGCCGCAGACAAGAGTCTCAAAGCCCCCGCGCCTTTTTGAGCCGCAGGAGCAACTTTTTGAACCATGGGAACTGCCCGCGCCGTCGCCAAGTTCATCTTTCTTGTATTTGCAGCAGCAGTTTGTGACAAATTGGAATACCTTTTTAGGCTTGCCCCACCTTGTCTAAGCATAACCCCATTTTGAGCCAAGACCATGTTCGTTCTCGTCAATCCTGCTCTCATGGTGGTCTGCGCAGCCGTGGCACTCGATGACGCTCCGCTTTGTCGCACTAAGGCAGATGTATTGCTTCCATGAGCCGCAGTATTCGTTGCCAAGGCTCTGCTTTGTGTACTCAATGCAGTCGTTTCCGCAACTACACTTCTCGCCGCATTTGCATGAGCCGTAGCATTTTCCGTTGTCGCAGATGTATTCGCACTGGTGTTTGCCGTAGCACCTGCCGTAGAACCCACCGTAGTACCCGCTGTAGAGCGCGATAGATAGCCAGACGTTTTGTTAAACTGAGTATCGCGTCTTGAGAAATAATTGGCTTTCGTGTCCGTAACAGTACCAGAACCAACGCTGGGAATTATCCCTGTAATGCCAACACCAGAAGCTCGCGTAGCAGTCCAAGCCCCAGCAGCCCTTCCCGATGCGCGTGCAATCATATTCAAAAGCGGAGGAATCAGCTTGTATGCCGCGACGACTCCCATGATTCCCTTTGTCCATGTATAGGCGTGGGATTCTGTTGTACTCATACCCTTGGTTATATGGATAAGCAAATTGAGAATCCACTTCATGTCATTAACTAATCCGTCAGTGCCAGCTTGCTGAAAAACAGACGCGATATTCGCCTTGAGCGTTTCGATTTTGCGGTACATCGTGTCCATCTGGAACTCAAGCTGTTTATTCGTGAACCCAGCAGAATTACGAGCAACACCTAATGCACGCTGAATCTCCTCGTAGTTGTGAAGGATTGCCGACACCTTGGAAACTTGAAATTTACCACCAGAAATGGCAAGCAAGAAATCAGTAACACCCTTTGTGTCTTTTGGTGTAGTTTTTAGAGCCAAAGAGATGTCCATGATAATATCTTGAAGCGGGCGCATTTCCGTCTTACCTGTTTCTCCGACTCGATAAACCTCAATTCCAAAGTCCTGCATAGCCCTAATGGCTTTATCTGACTGCATCGAAGAGAACATAGACTTGAGTGTAGTACCGATCTCGTTACCCGTCTTGGCCGTGCTACGAACACCAGTTGCAATAAGAGCGTTCAGGAACTCAAACGAGACACCTGCTGCGTTTGCCGATGCGCCTGCTTGACGAACACCTTCCGTTAGGTCTTGTGCCGATGCGCCAGACTGGTGAGCCAGTGCCGTCCAGATGTCGAGGATATGAGCAGAGCGTGCCATCAAAAGGTTAGAGTCGTTTGTCTGCATGTTGAACTGAGCAAGAGCAGATTCAAGACCTCTCGTGGCTTCCAACATATCGAAGTTATCAACGGTAGCCATTTTTGCCGCTTGCAACGTAAGAATGTTTGTGTTCTCTGTGCCAAGGCTGTAATCTCCGCGACTGTCATCATCGTGACCGTACATACGTCCGATAGACTTGCCCGCTTCCATAACGTCTCTGATACTTTGCCCATATTTTCCTGCAATATCCGAAAATGCTTGAAACTGCTCATTGACATTCTTCTGGCTTAACTCAAGTTTTGGCAACACCTGCATGACACCAGCCATAGCAAGCTCATATTCTTTGATGTCGTGAAAGGCCTCGAACGGAGTGTCAACGATAGCGTTCTCAATGGCGTTACCGATCTTCCAGTTTGCCGCCTCTCTTGCGCGTTTGATGATGTTCCCAAATGTAAGCTCGGTTCTTGCCGCTTTAGAGATTTGTCGATTGAACTCTTCCGCTTGATTGTTGAGTCGCATAAGCTCTGTACGGGCTTTCTCGAAGCGAATCTTGTCTGCTTCATTGCCAGTGCGTTTGAAGGCATGGAACATGTTTTCCGCAGTTTCCCGAGCCTTATTTAACTCTTGACGAAACCTCTGATATGCTGCCAACGGAGGCTTATCATTCTGCCACCTATTGACTCCCACCATCATGCTCTCTGGGGATATGCGCCCTGCAAGGTTTGTTTGTCCCATCGAAAGAAGAGTTTGTTTGATTTTGTTGATGCGTGCAATCTCTGCGTTAAAGGCCGCTTGTGTGTAGACTAAACCGCCATTTCCCTTATGCTGATTGATACGTCTCTGAATTTCTTCGATGCGAGAATTTAAGGAAGCCAACCTGTTTGCATCTGACTCTCTCTTCTTTGCCGCCTTCTCCCGTTCACGCTGTGCCCGAATCTCTGCCTGTTCCTGTTGACGCTTCGCCCTCTCGATATTACGCAGTCTCTCCTTCTCAGCTCTCTCCGAGGCCGCCTGTGCTCTCTGGTTTGCGCTGTTGTCATTCTTGACTCTAGCCTCGCTCATCAGTGCCCTGACTTCTGCATACCGCTTCTCAAAGTTATTCAACTGCTGTTTGAGGTTATTGATAAGACTGTCATTTCCCATCGAAAGAGAAAGTGCGCGTTCAAACTCTTTGCGTACAGAGCCTAGGTCTCCCATTTCCGCTTTCATGCGTGCGATTTGCTGAGTAAGACTATTGAGCACACCGATATTCTGTTTCCATGACGAAGTATCGACGACACCCTTGCCAACCTTGGCGTATTCCTTCTGCATCTCACGAATCAGTTTTGTCTGCTGCTGAATGAGCGTCTTGACTACTTCCGCATTGGTTTTCTGAACTTTCGTGCTGTCATTCGACGACTCTGCGATTTTCGTAATCGCATTACGCATAGAACCCATAAGAGTTGTGACGTTATTGAATTTGATATTTGAAACCTTGTCCAAAGCCGCCGCAAGCTCATTTATCTGAGTGATCGCGTCATGAGCCTTGAAGATAAGGTCTGTTTGCAGTTTTTGTGATTTATCTGCCATTTTTTGAGAAAATACCTCCTATACGATGGATTTTTAGACAAGGTTATGATATGATGTACTTGAAACGATGAACAACAATAAGAATCGAGAGGAATAGGGAAAATGAAGATAATGGAGATGATGAACATGAAAAAGAAAATTTTGATGGTGTTTGCGGTTCTGGTGGTGTATCTTGCGTGCATGTTTACCTCACCGTGCATAGCCAAGCCCATACAACTTGTAGACTACGACGCACAGACATTCTTCGAGAACTATAAGCTAGCGTGCAAAGAAAACCCTAGGTTCTTCAACGCAGCACTAGCAACAGGGGAACTTACTTACCAAGGGGAAACTGGCTTGTATAAGAGGTATCTGTTCCATGTCGGCAAAAATGCCACTGTGTCTGTTTACGAGAACAAGTCTAGATATGTGTCAACTGTAGAGATAGAAAGCAAGCACAACAGCGAAGAAGAGAAAAACAGTTATGCCTCCTCAACAATATGCGTAGAACACGTCCTTAGTCTTGATCGTGCTGAAAGAACGTGTCTAGGCGACACAAAAGACGAAAAAGTGAACTTCTCGGACACTATGCACGTAATCGAAGGATATGGAAAGGCCTACAGTAATATCAACAAAAGATGGATTCACCTAACCTTAAAACTTGTTTCCGTTAAAGCAGGAAATGACTGGAAAAAGACGATGCTCTCTTACTTTTCCGCTGACGACGAAGAATGACAAGTGTTTCGTCCTCTTAGAGCCTTTGCAAATGCCATGCGAATCAAAAAAAGACAGGAGGCGTAAATCATGTTTTTCGTAGGTACTGTTCCCACCGTGATCGCTGTCTTGGTTATGTTCTTCTTGCTTTTGAGGAAAGACGGAGCTGTACTCGGCGTCATTGCCGGAATAGCCATTATTTTCATACCAGACTATGGAAGGGTTCTGGTCTTTGGCTTTTTCTGTGGTCTGACGTTATGGGCTTTAGCAGACAATCTTTTTGGAGCGGCGAAACCTTGGTTTACCCTGCTTGAACCTACGACACCCTACCTAGAAAACAAATATTGGATGCTCTTAGCAAGAGCGGCAGACTACACAGGTGCAGTTTCACTTATAGGGTTCTACCTGTCTATGGGTCTTGTTCTCACGAACCTTTTCTTTACCGAAACAAACTTTGTAAAAATGACGATCGACAACAGAGACGTGTTTCCCCTTTATGTTTGGATATGGTCTATAACCTTTTTGGCAACAGTTCTCTTCATAGGATTTGCTTTTGTTCGCGACATAATGTCTATGGTAATCGACATTAAGAATAAGCCAGACCTACACATTTGACAAAAACTCCTAACTGTTTGCCAACATAAACTCCATAAACTCTTCTGCACCGCCGCGAGTCGTCTGGATTCCTTCCAGTTCGGCTCTTTCTTTTTCAGCATTGAGACTCATGCCGTCCATCAGTTCTTCCAGCTCGGGAAAAGACAGCTCGTTGATGTCTCTCACTGTCATGGATGTGTTTTTTACGATGGAAGCGACAAGTTCATTCCACTGGACTCCGCTTTCTTTTTTTTTGACTCTTTATAGCCGCTGATGCCGAAGAATACGTTAAAGATTCTAGGAATCATAGCCATATCGACAAAGCCCGCGATTTCTTCCTCCGAACACTTGCCACCAAAAGCCATCACCAAAAGCTCCATCATCGCATTATACGGCTCGTCTGAAAAGGCTTCCGATGCGTCAACTTCCTTGCTGGATGTTTCCTTCTCCTGCATCTCCGTCATTTTCTTCAAGTCGGGAGAAAGGAAGTTCAAAATAGCCATATCTGTATGGAACTTTGTGATAAAATGGCGCAGCTTGTTCTTGTCTTTGATAAGCGCGGGGAAAATTTCCCTATCCTTGCCGTCTCGGCATCGGATAAAATTGTCGTCTTTCGTTTCTGTTTCTGCTCCCATATTTACCTCCTATCTGTGTTTATACATCCCATATACAAAGAAAAAAGGAGCTACCTTTCGATAGCCCCATAATTTCCTATATGCTGACGAAGGATTACTCCGTGATGTCAACCACCGCGAACGACCAGAACTTGCCATCCTCACGCTCAGGATCGGCGATACCGAACTCAAGCTCAGGGGCGAAAGCGTTCTTGTGCTTAAGGTCGAGCTTAAGGGAACCGTCGGAACGCGCCTTGTAGATCGTAATCATCATCTGAACCTTGCGACCGTCCTTCTGAATCATCGGCTTGGAGCGGAAGAGAATCTGGACGTAGCCCGGAACAGCAACCGTATCAACGTCAACGCCGATAGCCTTCGTCGCGGTCTTGTAGCAATACGTCGCCAAGAGCTTCTTGTTCGCATACGACGTGTCAACCTTGTTTGCCGTAACAGGGACAGCCTTGCGCTCGGAATCAACCAGCATGAGCGTGCTCAGGTCTGCCTCCGTAGCATGAGCAAGAGTGAAGCCGCCGTCCGTCTGAATCTCAACCTCCTCGTCCATAGCGAAGACCGTGGCTTTCGCTGCCATGCCAACGCCCTGCGTCAGCGCGACCGTCTGCGCGTCCATAGAAGCGTTCTTGAAGCTGACCTTGCCGTTCTTCTCCGTCTGGTACTGGTAGAGGCTCGTGTTCGACTCACCGCCGTAGATGTCCTCCATCTTAGACGAGAACTCGAAGTTTGCCTCCTGCAGATGGATATAGCCGATGTTGCCATGACCGTCATTGATAATGGCTCGACCAGTGCCCTCTACAAAATAGCTCGTATTCTTTGTCAAATTTTCCATGTTTTTATCTCCTTTTCTTTGTTGTAAAATGGTTTTGAAATGTGTTTAGCTTAGATATGTTTGTGATGGGGTATGCTTGTAGTAAGGTATGTTTGTGTTGTTCAACGGCTCTAATAATGCTACAGCGAACTACGGCGAACCACGACGAACTATGCCCATATAAGCGGCCGATATTTCTCCGAATAGATAAAGACGCCTTTCACATCGGAGGCAATACTTGCTCTTGAGGTGCAAAAGATGTCCATATCCTGTAGAATCTGCGTAACGATCCTCTTTAACCTTTTGATGTCACTGTGGCTCTTGCAGTAGTAATCTACGGTCAAAAACCCACGAATGGCATAAATATTGTCTGTCTCCGTCGCGCTGCTGAAATACATGCTGATGAAATTTACGTTGTCTGCCGTGGCATAAGACATTGGAGTAATCTCTCTATGAATACGCTCCGATCTCGCCTTTGGAGTCGTAGGATTGCCCAAGAGAGCTGTCAATTCTGCATTTTTCCAACACGCAACATATACTGTGTCCAGCAACTCCATATCATCCAGCATATATAATCACCTTCTTTGGAAACTCTTTCATAACGTCTGTAATCACGTTTGCAATCGCTTCTTGAATCTCTTTATACAGCTCTGGCTCAAGGGATTTTACCGTTTCTTTGATAACGTGTTTTGCACGAATCGGAAAGAATAATGGCTGTCCATAGAAAGTCTCGATGACTTTTCCTTTTAAGCCGCCGTGAGAAAAGTGACGCTTTCCGTCCAAGTCCTCATAGTACCCATAATCCCTGCCGACCGTAGCCAAGGCATGACCGAAGCGATCTTTGTTGAAAAGATGGCTGTTTACATAGTCGCTGAGAAAAGGATTATCCTTCGTTTCCATAAGACTTCCCTTGCCATATTCCGCGATCCATGCTTTCTGACCTGTAGCGCATATAGCTCTTGCAACAACGTCTTGAGCTACCGTAAGTTCCATGTCTCCGATTGAAGCGTTCCCGTCAATGTTGTCCAGTGATGCCCAGCGCTGCACTACGATTTCCTGAGCCGCTTTGCAGTATCTCTGTACGACGATGCGAACCGCACTAAGGAACTCTTCTCTGTAGTCTTTCAACTTATCCAAGACTCCTATTGTCGTTCGATGTCTGTACCGCAAGCAGGCCGTCAAATTTCGTGGTATCAATCGCATCGACACAGAAATTCTGTCCATCCAAAACAATTCTATCCATTTCTTTGACTCCGCACTTGGGCATACGGAACTCTTTCGTTGTGCTTGGGAGTAATCCAGCATCTAAGAGTCGCATTGTTGCGTTCACAGTGACATGGTTTGTCGGCACTGTGTCTATAAGACTAAGCTCGCTTCCAACAACCTCGTCATCTTCGTCGTATTTCGGAGTAGACCTATATATCTTAGCTTCTCCATTACATCTGTAAACTGTAGCCTGAACAGACTCGTCCGACTTACGAACAGAAATAGTGAGAAACTGCGTAGGCGTATTCTGTAGCCCCACTTTGGCAGAAAAAACGTCACCGTTTTCAAGTTTTGTATCTTCTTGAAGCAAGCATGTATAAACAAAATTGCTCTTGAAGTTACTTGAAGATGACCTGCCAACACGGGAAAATACAGCCTTTTCGGAAGCCTTACCTTTGATGTCAATAGGCTTTTTGAGTCGATTAAACTGTGCCAGCAAGACTATCCAACCCCTTTAGAAGCATTTTGATGTCCGATGTAAAGAAACTGTCATCGCTCATCATAACTTGAAAATCCAACGATGTAAGCTGCTTCGCTCCGCTGAAAGACTTTGCCTGACGAATATTGCATGCCAACATGCCGCAAGCATCTTTGAGTCTCTGGGGATATTCCTTGAATCCGGAAGTATATGTGACCTCGATAGACAACGGCTTGAATCCGTAGACCAACGGCGCGATGCCATAACTCCCCGAATAAGTAAAGTAGCCGTCCATCTCTGGATCGAGGTCGATGTCTTCTAAGTTGGCATCCATCTTTTCCCTTCCAAACATGCAGTCATAGACAATCTGAGCCTTTTTCAGTTCTGCCACTGGCGCGTGCTTGAGCTTTCCCCTGCGAGTCTTATTGATTTTTACCATGTCGCGAAACGTCTTAAGCTCATACGAACGACCGAGATAGCCGTCAATCAAACTTGTAGCCATGCGAACGTCATCCATGTTGAGACCGTCCATAATGTTTTGATACGGGATCAGTTCTTCTTCTGTGATATAACTCACTCCACCAACCCCATTTCCTTTAGCTGCTCCATCTGTTCAGCCGTGACTTCTGCCTTGCCATCCCTCGGGTAAACAACACCGTCCTTCAACTGTACCGCGATAATATCCGAATCGGAGAAAACCGCCGTAGTAACAGCCGTCGTAGCCGTCGTCGTATTGTCTGCCGTATCATCCTTAGATTCCTTCTTTGTTGCCATTTCATCACCACCATTCTATTACTTATGTCCTATTCTTACTGTATCTTCTTCGATTTGCTTATTTCTTCGGCAGTTCCTCGAAAACGATTTTCTTCGGTAGCACCCCATGACAAACATACACGCTTGAAAACGGAGGATGTGATGTCGGTTTATGGTCAAAATAGCTCTGACAATATGAAACTCGCTTATCAAAGTACATAATTTCAAACTCATTGTCCCGAAACATCTCGAATCTGCGCTTAGACTCGAACAATCCCACGACACCAACCAACATGGCAAACGGTTTTTCCAAAGAAAATAGCCGCTCAAGCACTTCCGTCTTCAAAGAATATGGTGGGTTCGATATGATAATGTCGCAATCTGGGACTAATGTATCAAAAAAATCATCACCATTTTCGATGTGCGTATTGATGACTTCGCAGCCATGCTTTTTCAGAAGCGAAACGTACCTTGATTTGTCCGTGTCAAATGGGCACCAAACAGCACTAGACTGTTTCACATATTTCAAAAGAGGTTCTATCGCGTAATCTGGTGTGTAAAATTCATCGTTTTTGCTACCTGCAATAATATCCATCTTCATGCTTGTGTCACATAAAAAAGAGGAGCTGCACCTCGCGATGCAACTCCTATATCAACTTTTACAGGCGATTAGGCCTGCTTGATGTCGATAATCATGTGACCGTACTTGGCCGCACGGACAATGAACGTATCGAAGAGAACAGAGATATAGCGCGTAGCCAGATCCTTCTCCGTACCAAGCTGGTAAATACGCGGCGTAGGCGATGCGACATACTGGCGCTCAATCTGCTTCTCGTCGAGAACGGCAATCTTATGCTCAGGGCAATAGATGTCCGTGATAATCGGCAGAATACCCGCAGCCGTCATAATGCCGTTGACCTTGATGCCGGGAACAACCTCAACGTCATAGACCTTGATCTTGTCCTTCTCGTCCATCTCCTGCGCATCGAGAAGAGCCTTGTCGATTGGATTCATGTAAATAGCCGTCGGACGAACAGCGTACTCCTTGTTGTTCATAAGAGCCGCAATGTTCGCAATAATGCCCTTCACGAGACGGGCATCCTTGGCGATTTCACCCTTCTTCGTAATCTGCGTAATCAGAGAGCAGTACTCGGGCGACGTCGAATCCATAAGGCTCGTGGCTGCACCCGTCCACACGGCGCGATCCTGTGCGTCAAGCATATCCGTGACAACCTCATCGAGAGCCTGTGCTTCCAGATTGCCGAACGTGCTGCCCTGCTGAATATAGACCTCGCGATCAAACTTCGTGAACGTGATACCGTCAACGATAGCCTTGATGTAGGCGCTGTGCTCAACGTGGTCAATCTTCGTGTCAAGAAGATGGTCGATTGCACGCGGGTTGACGAACTTGTGCTTGCTCTCGTGAGCTACCTTCTCAAAGTAGCGCGTCGGATGACCAGTCGCGGTCTTCACCTGAACACGCTGAAGAAGTACGCCACGCTTGCGCGTATTGTCAAGAATCTGCGGCTCAAAGACCGGAACATGAATCGCACCCGTGCCAATGTAATCTGCCGTTGCTGCTGCAAAAGTCATCTGACGGCTCATGCCGTTAAACATACGTTCCAAAATATCTTCTCCTTTTTTTGTTTGTGATTTTTCTTATCGACTCTGCCTATATCTTAGGCGTTCTTGAACTCGGCGCGATGCTCGTTCCAGAGGTCAACCTTCTTTGCCCACTTCTGATCGGGAGTAAGGTTCTCGTCTGCGTCGATTTCCGCTGCAAGCTCCATAGCCGTCTTTTCCTTCGATTCGGACATCTGGGGAGTCGTACTGAAAGCCGCCGTCTTGCGAGCAGGAGCCGCCATTGCGTCAACTTCCATGCTCTGCTTCATAGCCTCAAAACCCGCTTTGATCGCATCAGCAACAACCTGTGCAACCGCCGAAAGCTCAACCTTGTCGTTCTCAGTGGCGTTCTCGTCTGCCGCCTCGTTTTCCGTCTTCGCCGAAAGTTCCGCAACCTGCTTCTCGAACTTCTCCATAGCTTCGTTGATTGCCTCAAACTTCGCCTCAAATGCCTTGTTCTGCTCCGAAAACATAGCTTCCAGAGCCTTCTTCGTCTCTTCGTTCAAATTATCTTCCTCCTGTTCTTGAATAGAGCACATAACCTTTGTACTCTTAAATGCTGCCTTGTTTTTGTAGAGAATCGCAACGCCCGTGAACCGCGCTCCGAGTCCCATAAGAATCTTGGTGTCTTCGTCTTTTCGGAATCCATCAAAATAAGCCTCGACCGAGCAGCCGAGACTTTCTTTCGCACATTCAATCGTGTCGCACACATCGGGAAAATCATACTTCCAGAGATGACCAGATGCGTGAATCTCATTCCCCGCAACATAAGCATCGTCGATTACACCTACCTTAAAGCGTGCATCGTGGCCTTTAAGGTTATTCGACGAATCCTCAAACCATCCATCATACCATGCCACATTCACTCCGCTACCAACAAGTGACTGCACGTCCATTCCCTCTGAACTGATTACAAGCTGGTAGCCGTCGATTCCACCTCCGGGAGTTGCGTCTGTGGGAGTGTTTACATAACCAACAACTGCGTCAAATTTCATGAAGTCAGGATTTTCGCTTTGTGCGACACTGAAAGATACAACATTAAGTTTCATCTGTTTCAATTTTTTTCTCCACCTCCTCTTTGCGATTTTTCCCCAAGCCGTTGAAGCCACCATTGCCACCGGAACCTGTTTCGTTCGACTTGCTGATGACATTCTGGATTGCATACTTCTGATTTAGAGCAGATTTCATTTCTGCCTGCGTCATGTCATTGTATGGACTTTCGATAGCTGGCTTGTCTAATGCTGCACGATACTCACGAAGAGTAATGCCGTTGGTGTTCCACTGTTCCGCGATCAACTGCTGTCGCTGTCGCTTCTGCTCCAAAGTGTCCTCAAAAACGAACTCAAACTTTATCACATCGGAAAGGCCTAATCTGCCTATGATTTTTCGATTGATTGCATCTTGGAGTAGTAAACAGTGCGGACGAATAGCCTCATTGAGTAGCGATTCGTTCTGCTCCTCAACCGTAGACCTGTCTGTGTTCGATCCCTGTCCCAACTTCTTTGGGTCAATACCGAAAGAGAGTGCTATGATCGTGATAAGGTGCTTCTGCCACCCAAGATAAAGCTCTGAATCCCCTTCCGCGCCCAAACGCAAGGAACTCGCCCCCTTGGTTCCACCAAGAACGGGCAAAAAACCCTTACCGTATACCTCTTCTTCAAAATACTTCCGATAAGCCTGCAAGTCTTCTGTCGATACACTTTCTCCAAGGTTGAGCGCATTTTTCGGTACAGCATTAGACGCTTGGTTTGTAGCGTATTCTTCCGCTTCAAGCAGAGCCACAATTTGCTCGAACGATGCCTCAAGAGGGGAAAGCCCAAACTGCTTGTCTGTGGTTTTGTTGTGCTGAACATACAGAATATCCTTGTCATAGAGGTAAACGGGATCGCCATAATGCCCGATACGCTGACAAAATCTGGGGAAGGAGGGGTCTTCATAGAAACCATTTACATACTCAAGAGAGAACCCATTTACCGGATATAACTTCATGGGCTGCTGAGAGTCGCCCGTAAAAACGATTTCCGCTGCACCATTGTCTCCGATAAGAGTCTCATTGATGATTTGCCCCCAGAAAGACCGATAGTCATCCGTCTCGTTCGGCTTATTGATGACGTTCTCTACTGCTCGAATCAGCGTAGAATACGAATGCCTATCATTGGGCTTGGTGGGAACAATGCGCCAACTCTGAGCCAACACACCGTCACGAATCAAAGTGATTGCTCGATGAGGAATAGCATTGCATGAAAATCTTCGCAAGTTTTCTTCGTTGAGTTTTGGCACAGATGACTTAGGAACACTGACCGTATACGGCACGATGGTAGAAATAGTCTGCCTTGTCGTATTGCCATCGTCTTTTGTAAACCCAAAGCTGAACCTTCTGCCAAAAATTTTTATCTCCACTTGCCAAAAACACCCCCTATCCGTGCCATTCTAGGTTTCATTGTCGTGATACCACCAAATACGAGTTTGTTGCTGACCGATGGGAACGCAGCAGAACAAATCATGTTGACCGCATCCATACCATCATCTGAGCCTTTCGGAAAGCGTAAAAACTCATTGATAAGCACGGTCTGGTCTTTGCGGAACTTGATATACTTGTTCTTGATTCTCGGAACTAAGCCCCTAAGCCGGATTTCCTTCGGAGTCTTGTCGTTGAACTCCGTTATGGGAATCTGAATACCAGCATTAAGGCCGCGCTTTGCCACCTCATCTTTGAACATGGCTTGAAACTGAACTGTCTCGATACTGACCGAACGCAGTTTGTCGCTGTACTTCATAGCACCTGCAATAATCATCTCGATAAGACGGTCTGGATGATACCTTCCCATATTTACCTCAAGGATATACAGATACCCGTTGGCATCTTTGCCTGCCCAAATGATAGCGGCTCTGTCTGAGCGACTTTTTCCCAACGATGGATCACATGCACCATAAACTCCGACGATTTCAGGAAGTTCATAGTAGTAGTCAAACCAGTCAGAAAGAAATTCTGCCTGAGAAGGGTCAACAGGCTCATTTTGGTACTCAGAAGCAAATGCCCCCGGATCAGAAATCCGCAGCTCCATCATGTTCTCGTAGTAATCACGGCCAGACTGCGGCCACAGGGACTCAACACCGTCCAACATCTCTTCCCGATGTGCAACGTAGAATTGATAGGAGTCCTCGTATGCTTGGCTATTATTTTCGTCTAGCATCATGGCTTCCCACTCATCCCACAAAGGCGACTCGGAGAAATGTTGTATAGCTTGGTATCTCTTGCGATTCCACATAGAAAAAGACGGCTCTGTAAGCAGTTTTTGAAGCAACGATTCGTAGTGCAGCACCGTACCGATGTAGATATAATCAGTGGTCGGAGTGCCTACGGGAATAAGCGCTTTCATAAACCAGTTAAACAGTTTCCGCCTTTGTGCTTCTGTTTCTACGGCTTCGTCATTTTCCAGATCGTCGATGATAACCAACTGGGGACGAATCGAACCGTATTTGTTACCCCTGAGCTTCTGTCCTGCACCCCTGCCATAGACCTGAACTTTGTTCGATGTGACGATTTTATCCTGCGCCCATTTTTCTTCTGACATAAGATTTCCAAAGTCACGTTGTATCAGTTCATTCTCTTCCAGCTCGGTCTTAATCGCCGATATAAAGCTCTTTGCTTGGTCTAGCGTATCTGATACGAGCAGTATGTTTTGCTTATATTTATAGACAATACACCAGATGATAAGCAAAAAGGAAATAACCTGCGACTTGCCATGACCACGAGGAGCAGCGCGAACGTAGTAATTCTTGCGTTTCTTGCGCCTAAGGATCATATCCTCAGCAGAAGCAAATACCTCTGTGTGCATCAGGCAAAATTCACTTGAGAAAACCGTCGGAAAGTATGTCTTTGCGAACAACTCCAACGACTCAGCACACTCTTTGACACGTCTGCCTGTGTTTTCTCTCGACAGAATAGCTTCGGTCGATGTGCCGTTCTCTATTGCAGCGGACAGTTCATCAAAAAACTTCTGTGCTTTCGCCATATATCAACCTCCCTTCGTATTTTGTGGTATAAAATTCATGCCTTGTCCCAGTCAGCATGACGGACGCTCCACGGCAACTTGGCCACCACGCGCCTCAAACCCAAATTTCGACACGCTAGATAGAACGTATCGTATCGTAAACCTCGGATTTCCGAAGCTCTTCAAACACTTGAGATTTGACCTCTGGGTATCTGTCAAGGATTGCTATGACAACACCCAAAACCTTACGTACCTTCTGTAGTCCAAGCTGCTCTTTCTGAATCTGGCTTACCGTTCTGTTCAACTCAGCCAACTGCTTGCAAGAATTAAGGTATGCGTTAGAGATGGACGCTATCTCGGACAACTTCTCTTCGTCCTCTTTCAGTTCGTCAAGAAGCGATTCCATTTTGTTTGTGTGCTTTGTTAAGCGATTGCGTACCTTCTTTGCCTCGGCTAGAGCATCAAAGTGCTCCATCGCCTTCGTCAGATGGTTACGGTACATGTCCGTCATTCCGTGAGACGTGCAATACCTAGAAACCGTCATCTTGGTGACCGGCTCTTCTCCTGCTGGAAGGTAACGACTGTTAATCTCGTCGGCTATCTCTTCGCAAGTAAGATCGCGTCGCATCGCCAGCACTTTCGCTCCAATGCCCATCTTGTCAATCTTCGTTTGTCTCTTCTCTTGAGCTATAGTGCCATCTCCTTTCAAAACTCTTTATACATAGCTCTTTTATCCTATTTTTTCTGTCCTGTAGGACTATCAGAACTACTTGTGTCTATTTCCTTTGTAGAAATGCACTTTTTCGTCAAAAATTATGCTACGCATATAAAGTGTCGCGTCGATAGGTTGAGTGTGTTAAAACAATGCGTACTCTTTGTGTAGAATGAATAGAATTGATTCTAGGCTTTCTTTGCTCTCTGCTTTTTCATTCGCTCCGACAAAATCCTCCGCTCTTCATCCGTGTATACTCGTGTCGTTACTCCGCTGCGGAACGAAATGAGCTTCTCTGGCACTTCGTATTCAACCGCCGTGATACCGTCACAGTTCTGATGTATACGCACCCTCTTGTAGATTTTGTCCAACTTGTTGATGTAGCGCGTATCGCTTGCATAGATTCTGGCGCAGTGCGTCTCGCGGTCAATGGTGATAACGCACTCCTGCTCCGCTGTAGGTAGTCCCGCAAACTTCTCTTTCGGTTTTGTTGTCATACTTCGTGTCCTTTCTATGTCGGCAAAGCCGCCATCGGCATACCGCCGAATTTATTTTCACATCGAAGAAGATATTGTGTTTTGCCTATTGTCGGCGTAGCCGTGTTGTATAGGATTGGCTCTTGTCTCGTAGATGTCTAAGCCTGTCAGCTTCTTGTATAGATTCACCACAACACTCACCATAGAATCAACAGCCAACTCCGCACCTGCTGAACCGCGCCCATACTCTGTGTCGTTTTCCCACCAGTCGCGCCGTTTCTCTCGGAGACGCGGAGGAGAATTTTCTATCCATCGCTCTGTGTTGGCATAATCCAGCCTCTCCATAAACTTGAATAAGGCATAACGCGGATTCGGTGCGTTTTTCATGACCTTAGCCAGTTCTTCCGATGTGAAAGAAACCCCGCTAGACTCGCCCTCCGAAGTGTAACATGCCCAAATATGGTATATACCGTCCTTAATGTAGCCCCTAGAGGGATTCTCCTTGAAACGGCTGTTGTTGTCGGAATATGATATACGTCTTGCCATTATGACTGTCCCTCTTGAGTCACTTCTGCCAAGCGGCGTAGCACATAATCTGAACAAGGTTTTGCCATGCCGTTGCCTAATGCTTTATATCTCGCAGAATCAGAGCATGACTTGTCCTCGATAAACGTATATCCGTCAGGTAAGCCCTGCAGTCGCTCACATTCAGTCGGAGTCAAACGCCGAACAAAAGACTGACAGCACAAGTTCTCACTACCACCACCGATGTCACCACCAGAAGCTCGTAGCGATGTTGTATTGTCCACCTCTTCGTATTTCGCAAAAGAAGTCTTGGAGAACATAATGCACTGTTGGTCGTGCATACAGTTGAGAGCACCTGCTGTTATCTGCAAATGCGACTGGTTCAGCTGTCCGTTCCCCACACATACTGCATGTCGGTCAACCGTATTCAACGTAAAGCATACGTCAGATAATCCGCTTCCTTGAGGGCCATTCTTCTCCGATCTGCCAATCATGCTGCCTTGTACTGCGACGACTTGTGGTTCATCAACACAAGGGCTTTTACCCGCATCGAAGGAACGTGACTCTTGCACCACAGGTACTTGATTGCCACCTGTCCCCATGCGTGCATTGAGTGTAGGTGCGATGCCGTCTTTGACGGGGCGCATAACCTCATCTGCGTGTGTCATGTCATAACAAGCTATCGTAGGCTCAACTCCACTACAAGATGACGTAAGGGAGGCTGCTGTTTCTACAGCATAACCCAGCCCTGCGTTTGCACTTTGACCAGCTTTGAATCCGGCTGCTCGGATAAAGATTGCACCGTTATGCGTTCCCTGTCCATCTCCGCTGTAAAGAGCCGCTGCGATGCCATTCTCATCGTAGATGCGTCTGCTTTGCACGTCCCATGGAGTTAATGCGCTTTGTGCGACAATCATAGTGCCGCCTTGATTACACGCAGGATTACCACCATTCAAGTCTAGTGTTCTCGTTTTGTTTGCTCGATATACCCCGCTATACGGATTACCAGATTTCATAGAATTGGATGCATACGAACAGATGTTAAAACACTTGGATTTCACATTTTTGCCTGTCGCTCCAATACTTCTTTCAGTTCCTTCGGCAGCTCCTTCCCTCTGGCTTTCGCTCTCCGAAGTATTCCCAGACATGCTTTCTGGCTCAAATAATATTTCTGCGGCACATCTTCCGTCGGCTGCAAAATCCGCGACAAGAAAGATTCGACGTCGACGTTGGGGCACTCCCCAGTATTGAGCATCGAGGACGCGCCATGCGATTTCACACTGAGGCAGTTCTGCCATTCCTGCGTTCGCCCATTTGCCGTTTTTAGGCATTGGAATCTCGGTCTGTCCGATTTCTTCAAGCACGGCTCGAAAGTCCATGCCTTTGTTGCTGCTGAACGCTCCTGGCACATTCTCCCACACGACGAATCGGGGATATTTCCCGTCTGTTGCTTGTCGCATTTCTCGAATAATACGAGTTGCCTCTCTAAATAATCCGCTTCTGTCATCCTCTAAACCCCCTCTTTTTCCTGCTAGTGATAACCCTTGGCACGGTGATCCCATGCAAATAATATCTACAGGAGGTATTACTCCCCCGTCCAAATTCCTTATGTCTCCGATTTGCTCTACGTCGGGAAATCGCTGATGAATGACAGCCAAAGGAAACCTCTCAATCTCGCTTGACCACAACGGCTTGATCCCGTAATCCGTAGCTGATGCAAGCCAACCGCCGATACCGTCAAACAGGCCACCTAGCGTAAGCTGATTTTTACTCACTTAACCACCATATCTTTCATGAATCTCGCCATACGACGCAGTTCCTCAACCGACTCGCCGCTGTAGCTTATAGTTCCCCTAATGACGTTCTCGTTGTCGTCTTTGCCCCATTCTGTGTGTTTCTCCGAATCGAAGAAATCAACATAATCGCCGTTTTCCCTTTTGATAATCTGTACGCCCACCTCTGATGGAATATGTTTCTCGTCAACTCCATGAGCCTCTGCATAAAAAAAGGAATCGCCTCCGACGATCCTCTTGTACTCGCAATATTTCTCTGCCGCCTCTAACGTGCTGAACACTCCAACGATGTCAGTGTCATAACTCATCTTGACTTCGCAGACAACGTACAAAGTTGGGTTCTTGCTGTTTGTATCTTCCAGTTCACAACACTCCTTTCGCTTATCCATGCCCGGCGTAGCCTCTGTCGTGATCTCTGGCTTTGGGGAATATATCAGGGCAAATGCCATGAGTAATATGCAAGTCACAAGCATGGAAGCCAAAAATACGAGATATTCCATTGCTTCACCTTTTCTTTCTTTTAGCGCAATTTTTCTTTCTTTTGGTTTTTATCTACGATTGCTACCGCAGTTTTGATTTCACATCGGAGAAAGTGTTTGTAAGCCAGCACAAGGTAAGCCCCTTATTCTCTCCGATTCGATAGCTCTCTGCAAGAGTCCCCGAAGGGATTGTGTGATAACACAAAACGATTTACTTGTAAATCATTCAAGCTCTGCTTGAATCAATGTCGAGTCCCATCGAAATCTGTTTGTTTTCACATCGGAGGAAAAGTGCTCTCAAGCCCACTCGTAATCTATTACGTTAGTAATAGATTAGTTATCCTCTCTTCTGTTGTTGTTTAGCTCATGAACATCGTATAGTACAGGAAATGAACATCAATGGTCAGTGTGTCTCCATCCAGTAAAAAGTGCCGTGCCTTTTCTTGCATGGCATGTATCTTATCAGCCCCGATGCTTCAAGTTTCTTCTTCGCGTCCAACAAAGTAGCCCTGCTTTTGATCCCCGTCAATTTAGATAACTGTTTGTCTGTAAGACGAAACCCTTCTTTACGGTGAAAACTGTTCCACGCATATAGAAGCCAGAACATCACATGAGAAGGATATATGCCCAACTCATTGGCTGCCATCATTTTCTTCGATAAGAACCCTATATAGTCAAAACCCATACAAGCCTCCCCTCTGTCGTTTCCTATTGCTCAGAAAAAATACTCTCACTATAGTTGAGTGGTGACTTTATAGGTAAAACACCCCCGAAATCATATTTTTAATCAATTTATAATATATATCTCCATATTCATCGTTTTTTAATCTTTCCGTTGCCTGTATCACAAATATCATACTTTCTGTATCACATGGTTTTACATTGTTTTTGCCCCATATTTTGCATAGTTTTTATACGCAATACGACCTCCCCTTTGCTCCTGTTCCATATTTCTCCGATGTGAAATGATATGAAAAATGTTGATAATACGCGAAGATGCATGAAAGAATTAAAGCCCGCAAGGTCAAGAACACGCATCGCCTAGGTCTACCAAAAATTACCACTCCCCTACGTCATAGCCGCGCCCGCCGTGATACGCGCCCGAAAGAATCCGTAAACCTGTAACGCATCCCTAAAAAAGCCGCCTAATAGTTATTATGCGTCCTTATTTGCTCCCCTAAAAGCCTGTAAATCCTAGCATCCCCATAAGCCTCTATACCGTCATAGCTTATTGCTATACGTCCATCTCTGTCCTCTCTCGTGTAGTCCGTCGTCTATCGTTGATCGTAGCGCTCCCTATATCGCCCGATCCCGCTGCACAAAAAAATCGCTAAAGCCGCGTCATTAGTAGCTTTGTAGCACATCGAGAGAAGTATTATCATATCACTTGCAACGTAAACCTTTATCTAACTAAAGCGAATCCGTACCGTCGTCGTCCATCGTCGTCCAGTCTCCTGCCGACCCCGCTACCGTCGATGGGCGTAATGTCGGTCGCAAAAACGTCTATCGTAAACACGCACAAAGCCAATAATATCAAGGCTTCTAACGCTATAATACGCGCTATATCAAAACAAATCACACTATTTGTCTATCCCATAAATACATAAAAGCGAAAAAATCGCCCAAAAACCCAATAATCATGCGGCTTCGTGATACACATTAAAAAATGCTAATAATTGACCCGCCAGGCATTCCATCATTAGTCTTATTTATATATCAATAAATCGCATTTATATATCATATCCCTATAAATACAATATATAGTATATCATATCAAAAAATAACACAATATATAGAATCGCCGTAGAACCGCCGTAGCACGTCGTAGTATATTGCTTGTCATTATCATAACAAAACATCTGCATATAACCATATCATAAATATTATTTATACTATCATAATAAATATCTATATATCGCCGTAGTAGTATATCACGCAAGCATATAAAGCATAACAAAAACGCTATAAATCGGCGTCCATCGTCGTCCGTCTCCTGCCGATCCCGCTGCCGTCGCCCTATTATAACTACAAGTTATCGTATCATAACTATTAAGCATATATCTAATCGTCGTCCTTCATCGTTGTCATAATTATTATTTATGTTACTATAAACATTATATATATGCTTGTATTTCCTATTATACAGATATGGTTTATATGTTCGCAGAACGATTTAACATCCGCTTAATTGTTCGAGCCGCCTCGGCGGTGTCTTTGACTCTTTAATTAACTAAAACATTGAAGAAAAGCCGCGCCGTCCGCATACCCACATAGGTATATATCTTTCCGATGTGCTGCAATAAGCCGCCGGATATGGCGATGCGATAGCATAAAAAAGTGGCTCAAGCCTAGCAATACCAATGGTTCGCGCCAATATTACGCATTAAAAAAATGCAAATCCCTACATTATATAGCCAAAAATCGATCATGCTTATTCGCACCATATCATGACTATTATCCTATATATTTTAGATATAATGTCCTATTGATGTGAATATATTATCGAGCTATTATATAGACGTAGCAAGGAGCTACCACAACGGATTCGCCGAGCCGTTTGGCAAGTCGAATCTAAAATATAAACTACTTAAAAAAAGTAGTTGACAAATGGTAAGCACCGAGTTACAATACAGTCAAGAGGACGGAAAACCTCTTGTAAATCAAAAACCCGAGTAGCGTCCTCGTAAAAAAGACGCAAAAAAAAATAGAGGGGAGTGAGGCCGCCGACGCAAAAACGGCCTTGTACCTTGACAACTTAATACGTTGCTCGAACCCATCGAGCGAACGATACAGCAAGCAAAAGCTGAATCGATGGGAGGCAGCAAGCCCGCGACAAACGGGATGGGACGCACGGACGCAGTGCAGGCGGCCAAGCCCTAGGGACCTACCTTAGAGGATGAGCCGCAAGCGTAACCGACTGATCCAGACCAACCCGCGCATTGGCAAGCTACCTAGGGCGTATAGTTTAGCCGTCGTAAAACGTCTATAGACGACGCAAGGCGACGTAAAATAAGCATCAAAACATGGTCGCAATTACCTACCAGCGCGACGCTGATCGCGCATCATTGGTAGATTGATTCAGAGTCCGATCGTGAGCAAAACGGCGGGAGCAAGTCGTCGCAAGCAAAAATCGGGCTTTGTTATGAGTCTATCAAATGGATTTTTTAGAGGAGCGATGAGAAATGAAATACATTTATGAGGATTTGTCGAAGGAGGCGCAACAACGCGCCTTTGCCGACTGGAAACGAAACTGGGCGTACATTTGCGTGCATCTGTTCGGGCAAAAGTTTCCGGCGGAGCCATCTCGGGAAGATTTTTTGAAGTCATGCGAAGAAGATCACTTGCTGTTTAATTGGGACGGCAGCGAATAGTCGAAACGCGTCCGGCGCATTGTCGGGCGCGTCTGTAGGGGACGGCCTACCTACACCGATGAGACAGGCCGATACCGTCGTATTTTCTTCGATTTGACAAAAAAGGGGAGTGTATTTTCATGAAAAAAAATGTTTGCATGACGACGTTTTCATATCCCATTCCGTATACGCATGGATGGGATAATTATTTTCTCGTTTGCTATCGTCATGGAGTTTTCTTGGAGACATGCCAAGGGAGCGTAAAGCTCGAAGTCGTTCCCGCTAAAAGTGGTTTCGTGTCGCTTCGTGGAAAGAACACTCTCGAAGTCGGTCACTTGGTCAATTCCTATACCGACGGAGAGGAGGCCCTGCGCCTGTTTCTCTCGCAGCCGGACGCGAAGCAGAATAAGGAAATCTGGAAAATGTTTGAGTCGATTATTCAAAAGATCGGCATCGAGAATGGGATTAACATAGAAGCCAATCCTATTATGATGGCTCTTTAAGAGGAGGCAAAACCATGTTCATTAAGAAAGAAATCGACTGGGAATACATTTCGGAAAACTCATGGGCAGGCGCGGTTGAGGTTGTTCGAGAGATCAAGCACCAAGGACGCGAAGAAGAAGCGTGGGAAGTTGTCACGTCCTACATGGACGCGGACGCTATCGGTGGAGACCTGCCGACAGAAACGGATGTAAATGACTTTATCTGGTTCGAGTTAGCCGACATTATGAATCTGTACGGCGACTCGAAGGAAGAGGACGGCGAGGAGGAGGAATAGCTATGACTTGCTAAAGCCCTTCTGTTTCTTTCGATGTGACTCGGAGGACGTAGGAGGGCTTGATGGAGGCCATAGGATGGTTAGGTTTTGTATGTATGTAAAAGGGGAGGAAAATATCATGATAACGTATGACAAGGAAACAAAGACGATCCGCATTGAAAACGGATACTGGAAGCCCGTTGCCGTTTTTTCAAAAGACGGTGCGGATGAAGTGAGAAGAAGGAAGATCGGAGGTTATGAAATCCTCTTCGAGCTTCCGAAAGAAGGCACGAAGGCGACGCTGCGCAGCCCGCTCGGCGTTCGCTCTGTCTCAGTCAAGTCGACGAAAAAGGCTTCCTATTGGGAGCGCGACTTGTTCCGCATTACGAAAACCACATTCCAGATCGGAGAAATTGCCCGGTGCACAACGTCTGAGTGCGTGAACCTTGATGGCCTTGCAGCACTTAAGTATGTTCTCGATCGAAAGGGAAACAAGCCCGAACAGATCGACGACATGATGGGATGGATTGAAAAATTCATTCTCCGATATGCCCGAAAAGTCGGTCTCTTGTTAGATTCTGACATCGTGTTTGACGAGGAGTGGCGTGCAATAGTTTCGCGTCCTGATTTCGAGTACGGGAAAGATTATAGCTTCCTGTATTCGGATGAGATTCAGAAGGCTGTCTAATCTGAGCATTTTTCGGTCAAGCCGAGCGCGTGATACCGTGCGATACACTGCACATGGTTAATCGCGTTCTGGCTTCGTCGATAGGTTCGTCGTACAAGAAGGGAGAACAGTCATGAAAGAAATCTGGAAATACTTTGTCAAGTGCGCGGCAGAGGATTCATTTGCCGTAAAAGAAGGCAAGAGGCGCGAAGGCGCGTCCGATGCTGAGTTAGCATACACGGAAGGCGCGTATAATGCGGCCTATACCTGCGCCGTTGTAGACGGATATAAGGGAAGTTATTTGAGTGATGTTGTTATCGCTGTTGACGGCATCATGGAAGACTACATCGAAAACGGAGGCGATCCGTACGGTGTATCAGACTATATGGATAAAGTTTTCGAGAGGCTCTCGGATATGGGCTTCGATGGGCAGATATAAGGAGGCATACGAATGGAAAATATTATCAATACATGGACAGGAAAAGTTTACGTAGTTACAGAACAACAGCGTGACTTCTTTCAGCACGTGATCCTTTTGACCATCTCCCAGCTTGAGGCTGAGATCGGACAACATCTCGCATGGCTTCGCGGAGAAGTGCAGCGTCCGCGTACGACGAAGGCGCAGCAGACGCAGGCAAAAATCGAGCGGATGAGGGAGACGTTCCTTCAATTTTTCCCGGATATGGAAGAGGCCTATATCGGCCTCGTTTTCCATAACGAGATCATTCATAACCTCAAACTCCGTCTTTTTCGCTTGGAGATGATCGAAGTCTCCTCCGATGCGTCAAGAAGAATGGAGCTGACAGACGAGCAGCTTGCGATGAGTCCTACCGTCGAGGAGGCAATAGAAGCCATCTTCGGCAACGTCGCATAAGAAGGCAGGTGATAGCATGATTATTGCCTGTCTATTGATTATGTTGTTTTTGTATATAGAGAAATGAAAGGAGCTGGCTATTATGACGTATGAAGAACGCTGGAACATGGTTGAGAAGTTGAAGGAAGTCGCGTCACGAAATTCGACGAACTTTCCCGTTTATGAAGGAGGGCACAGGGAAGCAATCATCGCGATTGTCGTTGACACGTCTATGGGGGACGACACGCATGAAGAGTACATCGCGTGCAACATTCCTTTGAGCAGCTATTGCGGTTCTTATGAGTCGCCGTTGGCCAAGCTGCGGAACTATTTGCCCGTTATCAAGCGCGTCGTGAACATGGAGCAGCATTGCCGTTATGACGGTGGCTGCTATACAAACGACGTTGTTGCCTCTACCTGCGAGGCGCACGTATACGAAAACGACGGAAACTTTGAAATGGAGGCGAAGTAAGATGGAAAAGAAAGAAAAGGCAACGAACACGGCTCAGAAGGAGCGCTATTTAGCTAAGTCGTGGGTTGGCGAGAAGATCGACTCTCGTCTGACGCACCTTTTGCGTTTCTGCAAGGACGACATAAAGAAGCGCATCGAAGAGAAGACGGCTTACTATAAGAACAAGATATACTTCGGCCAAGGTGATCGGCGATCGGTCATCACCAAGGTCGTATTGCTGGACAGCACGGAAATCCCATGCAAGATCAATCTGTCAAATGAGACAACATGGGAAGCTGCTATTGAATCCGAGATGGGTGTATTCGTGCTCTTCGTAAAGGAATACCACGTCCACAATGAGTGGCTCGACTGGCACGGACGGCCACGGCTTTCCACCGAGCCAATTCTGAGGGAGGAAGACTTTGTGCAAAAGAGAAATCTGTACTGGTCTTTTGAAAATAAGGGCTGGTTCTTCTCGGACGATTTCTTTATGTGAAAGGAGACGAAACTGAGCATTTTCCGACGGTGCAGCGAGCGCGGATGACTGCAACACATCGTTCGCGTTCTAGCTTTTTCTCCGATTCGCTACAGGCTTGAATATACGTTGATAGACACCATGAGGTCATGGCAATAGCAGGAAAAATAGAGCATCATATCGAAAAAAGACGTGATAAATAATAGAAAGGCAAGGATGACAAGGAGGATATATAATGACTAAGAGGGATTTTTCTTGCAAAACTTCAGAAGGCGTAGTCATGAGCGAATATAAATACGCCTTTAACAAGGACGACCTCTATACGGGGAATGTGACAGCATAGATGAGGCACTGGCTGAGGCGAGACAAGAAGCAGAGTCTTATCCGGATAGAGATAAACCGTGCTTGGTTTACATCGGAGGTCGAACCGCTGGGCGAGCACTTGACAAAGGCATTCAGGCGATGGGAAAGAGAGTGCGGAGAAGAGCCTGATTTTGGCGAAGTAAATCATATCGCTTGATATGATTTGCGGACCGGGCGAAAGGTTTGAGAACGTAATAAGTGAGGAGATTGCGCGATGGAGAGCACATGGAAGATCGGAAGATGGATGGTAGGGGGGAAGAAGATGTATTACTGCTATTGTGTCAAAAACAAGAATGACCCTGACTACCTCGGCAATCCCAAGATTTATGGCGGGAGCTTTGAAACGAAGAGGAAAGCGAAGAAGGCGGCGGCCGAGTTTAATATGATGGAGGTGTTGGAGCGATGAAGAGCGAGTGGCGCGTTACCGAGATGGAGCTTTGAGAGT